GTGAACAGGGGTAGCACGCACGCCCTCTCCGACCACGATCAGATGATCCTCGACGTGGAAAGCGACCAGCCAACCGAAGCGAAACGCCGCGCTCTCTGCGAGCGCATCAGCCTCCCCTTCGACCGCTACCCGGCAGTGCTGGATGGTCTCGCTGACACGGAAGCGGCGTACGCGTACGCGCCCGAGGTGGTGCGTGCGGTGCGGCGTATGCGGCAGGAGCAGTTCACCTTCGAGCGCCGCAACCGCCGGTGGTCCAAGATCGGCATCTGACGACGAAAGCGCCCCACCCGGATTGGGTGGGGCGCTCATGTCAGATCAGGTCGGCAGGATCCCCACCCGCCGCCAGGTACTCGTCCCTTAGTGCAGTGATCTGGTCTGGGATACCCGCAATCTTGGTGCGCCGCTCCTGCTCTACCAACACCGCCCGGCGCAGGGCATCCAAGTCCTCATCTGTGTAGCCGGTCAAGTCCATGCTCATCTCCTCACGCGGGGGTGCCAGGTAGGACGGTCGGCCAGGGGTCGCCCGTCATGTACACGAACGTCAGCTTGTGGCGGACGGTCGGGCCGAGCCGGTTGATGTCCACGCGACCATCAGATCGCCGCACAGAGATGACTCCCGACGATGACCCCTGCGGGATCAGCGCCGCCTCTGCTGCCGGCAGGGCGGGCCGGAACCCGGCAGGGAGGGTGAGAAGAGTTCCCCACGCGGCCGCGCCGGACATGAGCAGATTCACCAGGGCCAGCTCCACGACAGGGCCACGACGGGAGATGAGCACCTGCCCGCCCGTCGCGTCCGACACCATGCCGGTGAGGTTGCGCAGGCCAGTCGAGGCGGTCGCATCCATCAGGAGGACACTCAGCTCCTGCATGCCCTGGATGATGGTGTGCAGGTCGGTGCCGGTCGCGACCGCATCACCCGGATCCCCACCCCAAATAGCCTCACCCAACGGCGTCGAGTGGAGACGGCCCTCCTCATCCCGGCCATCAGGTCCAGCCGGGCCAGGTGGCAGCGGCAGGGGTGCGGTCTCCCCATCCGAGTAGGTGACAGTAGCCACCCCATCCCCATCCGGGTCCACGATCGACACCACATCACGGCCAGCAGGCCCACGGAGAGTGATCGTGCCACCCGACTGAGACACCGGGAAGACCGAAGACAGATCGAGGGCATCATCCCCAGCAGGCACCTGGAAACGCAAGCTCGGGAGGGAAACCTCTTCCCCGTACTCCCCCAACCGCATCCCCTGGAATCGGGCGATCCACGACCAAGATTGGTTCGCCGCATCATCCACCGTCACCGGCAGATACAGGGGACCAGTCACCACCTCATCACCGACCAGGGTCTCCGCCAGCAGCTCACCTGCCTGGATGACCGCACGCATCGGCTCCACGACGATGTGCTCACCGGGGTAGACGAGGGGCACACGGTAGTCCGGCTCGAATGCGACGTAGCCCTCGAGCAGGATCGTGTCCGGGAGCTGGTCGGAGTCCGGCCCATCGGGGACGCGGGCCGACCACAGGCCGGTGATCTCCCTCATCTTTAGCACGTCAGGCATGTGTCACTCCTTGCTTGTAGACCTGGATCGGTTCTGCCTCTGAACGCACAGCCTGCATCTCCGGCGTCCTCCGCTGTCGAGTAGCGCCCCTGGGGCGGTCATGTCATGTCCGTGCTTGCAGTGAGTTCCGCCGTGCCGCCAGTGCCGCCCTCGAGCCACCATGTCGTTCATGTTGTCCTGATGCGTCCCCGGCTCCAGGTGGTCAGGGTTCACGCAGGGAGGGTTGTCGCACTTGTGGCGGATTAGCAGCCCGTCTGGGATGGGTCCGTGGAAGAGTTCGTAACTGAGTCGGTGAGTGGAGCGGTCGCGCAGGCCCCACATGGAAGCGCTAATTCTGCCGTAGCCAGCCACGGCGCGGGTGCCGCGCCACTCCCAGCAGCCCGAGTCGGTCACGTCCCACCCGACGTCGAGGAACCTGTCAGCCAGGTCCCACTCGTGCTTTGGGAGCGGGTCGCCGGTGCGCTTATACGTCAAGTAGTGCCTGTTGCAGTACCCGAGCGCTTCATGCGGCTCATTGCACCCATCTACAGTGCAGGTGCGGCCCTTGACGCGCATGGGGGTCAGCCGCCCTTCTCGCCGGAGACGCTTGTAGTGCGTCCAGCAAAGGCCGCGAGCGCCAACGCTCTTGGTGCATTCGGGTTCGCTACAGGTAGGCTTCTTGGTAGCCATCTCAACTCCTCAACAGTTGGGCTTGGTCAGGCCCCGCCGTGGTGTTGACGCACCGTGGCGGGGCCGTATTCGATTGTGCTTCTATTGTATCCGAACACGGCCCCGAATTTGGTGTCTCTTACTCCCGCTTGTACAACGCCGGAAGCGCGTCAGGCCGCCACCCGGCCTGCGTCACATGCGCCTGCACGACCCGATACAGGCCACCCTCGTACCGGACCAGATCACCCACCGCGACACTCATGCCCTCCACCCAGTCACGAGCCGACGGTTCCGGGTCAGGCTCCGGGTCCGGATCCGGGAACTCCAGCTCCAGGTACTCGTCCGGGGTGAGAGTCGTGATCGTGATGGTGTCCCCATCCCACACCACACGCCCCGACTCCCACTCCGCCCCCATCATCACGTTGAGGTTGGCCTTCATCACGCGATCCACAGCCAGCGTCAGGTCACGCGCAATCGCACCCCGCGCCTGCCGCGACGCGAGCCTCCGCCGCGCCTCCTCCACCAGCTCCGCCAGCTCCTCATCGCTGAGGTCGTCCAGATTGAGGTCGATCACACCAGGCTCCAACATCAGTCCTCCTCGTCATACGTGCAACAGCCAGCGGCCGCGAGCCTCGACAGAAACTCGCGGCCGCAGTGCGGGCAGGTGTGCATGTCAGTCGTCCGGGTCGAGGCGATCCCGCAAGCGCGTGAACTCATCGAGGTCGTCCTCAGACTCGTCATCCTCGACAGCCTCGTCGGCGGTCTCGTCGCTCGTCGGCTCCCCCGCGACCACGGTGAAGTCCTCGTACTCCGGGCCCTCCGAGCTGGGGCCTTCGGCGTCGCGGGTCCGCTCCCGCAGCAGTGCCGCCTCAGCCTCCGCGGACTCCACCCCGATGCCCTCAGCACGGACGAACGACGGCCCGTTCTTGCTGGTCGTGTCCCCGGCGATCGAGGTCAGCACCGACAGGACGGTTGCGGTGGCGACCACGGACCCGATCTGCGCCCAATCCAGGGACAGGATGCCGATCTGCTCGGTACCGATCAGAGCGATCGCGGTCTGCGCCGCAGTCTTCACCGCACGCTCAGCAGTAGCGGCGATGAACTCTCGTGTCAGCAGGTTGCTCATGTCAGTTCCCCTCCGTGTCGAACCAGACGTAGGTGACAGTGATGTCGGACTTACCGAGGTTCTCCACCTCCAGGTAGAGGCGGGGCTGCTCGTCGCCACGCTTGCCGTACCCACAGCTGCCGTCGAAGAACACGCCGTGCCCGCGCACGTAGGTGCCCTGCCCCACACCGTGGACCTCATGGAACGGGCCGTTGTGGCGGCGGGTCGTCGTCTTCTTCTTCGGGTTGTAGTCGTCGATCACCCGACGCACGCGGGCCTTCTCACCCTGCAGCAGGCCGGTGACACCGATCGCGTACGCGGTGTTGATCACCTGCCCCTTCCGCGTGTTGCCGAGGAAGTAATCACCGTTGCGGTTAGTGCGGATCTTGAGCGTCTTGCCGGGCTTGATCACCTGCGGCTTGTCATGCGAGCCGTTGCGGATGCGCTTCATGTCGTCCTCCTGAGTAGGGGCGGGCGTGGGGGTGGGGGTGCCGAGGCCTGGCCACGGAGACGTGTCGTCCTCGAGGCTCGAGTACACGCAGGACACGTGCGCGTGCTGCGTGTGCGGATTGACGCCCGCATATGGCCGCCACCGGCCGGCACTGATCGATGGATTGCTGATCTGCCGATTGCTGATCAGGTACTTGACGCGGCGGTCGCCTGCCTTAGCGAGGCGGCGGACGAACGCGTGAGCGTCGAACCCGCCCTTCGGGTCGTGGGTGAAGTCGCGGGCATGGACGATGCCACGGCTGTCCGGGTTGTGATCCGACGTGCGCGCAGAATGCGCGGCGTCGCCGATCCCCCCGTCTGAAACCTTGGATCGTCGTGGGGCGTACGCGTTGATCTGCGCCAGCAGCTTGTCCAGCGATCGGGCCATACGCCAGTAGCGGGCCATCCGTCCTCCTGAATTGCGTAGGCCCCGCCCTGATAGGCGAGGCCGTGGATAGTCGTGGGTGTCAGTGGATGTCTGGGGGTGGGGCGAACGGATGCGCGGTCACGTCATGGCCCGCCGCGGAGTGCGCCTGCCACAGGGCGGCGTATCGGGCCCGATACCAGCGCAGCTCCCGCTCCGCACGGGCGGTCTCCGCCTCCGACTCCCTGCGGCGCTCCGCCTCCTGGTCCGCAAAAAACTTGTACCGGCTGATGGTCGTGTCCTCATGCGCGATACGTCCCTTTTTGCGGGCCAGCAGCACCTCCCACAGTGCGCGGGCGATGAGCACCCCACCACCACCGAGCAGAAACGATATGACCGGCTGCGGATCAATGTGCACCCGTCACCGCCCCTCGTATCGGGCCTCAGCCTCATCAGATAGGCGCTTGTCGGACGACAGTCGGAGAGTGCGGTCTAGCACCCACGCGGTGCCCGCCAGGTAGACGAGCGTCCCACCCAGCCGCGTCCACGTCGGCGGGTAGTCCAGCATGAGGAGGGCCTGATTCGCGGTCAGGGAAGCAACCCCGACGAGCACGACAGTCATCCCGAACTTTTCCCAGTCGATCAGTCTCGACCACAGCCCGTACAGGGTGACGATACCCCCGGTGAGCATCATCGCCCCCCACACGCGGGCAGGCCACGCCGTACTATAGAGACCGACAGTGGAGACCGGGGGCAGGATGATGTAGGCGAGGCCAGCCCACGCGATGATGCTGGTGCCAGCCCACTTCGCGGCGTCCGTGGCACGCAGCCACGCGATGAGCGTTGGCATGACTATCTCCCCACCGTGAACACACAGCCGTCGATGCTCACCCAATCGACAGTCGTCTCAGGAAATGCCCGCACCTCACCATCTGGGGTGACGCTGACGGCGACCCGCCGATTATTCGTAAGCCCTGGGCCGGACGCGATAAACCTGCGCTCAGTCGGTGGCCGGTGCCCCACCGGAAGAATATGGATCAGGTAGCCAGCGGTCGAACCTCCCGAAAACAATGCGCCCCCTACGCGACGCACACGTCCCTCCATCACAACCATCTGGCCAATGCGGGTGGACCCGATCCGTGCGCCGTGCCCGACGTACTCGTACGCTTGGTTGTCGCCGCGCAGGCTGACATCAGTCAGCGGCACCCACGCCCGCTCACCAGAATCCCCGCCAGCCTCGTTGCCCGTCGTAGACCGGTAGATAGCGCCCGTCGCACCAACCACGCACAGCGTGCCCCACGGCTGCCTTTCCGCAGCGGGCTTGTGCGACTCGTCCCACACATAGATCACGCCCACAGCGCGAGGGCGGATACGGCGGATAGTCGCATCGGACAGCAGTTGGGACGGCTTTCGGTCCAGCTCCCATAGGACGATGTAATCCCGGCCTTGCGAATAGTTCAGGGCGGTGACGACCTTCGCCTCAAGCGGGTCGCCACCATCCTCCGCGCGTACCGGGTCGTATTCGATCACCACGTAGTAGGTGGTCGCAGACGACACCGCAGGGAACCCCAGCTCAAGGTCCTCCCGCAGACGGTGGAACGCCCCCCGTAGAGTCGCCCCCGCCGCCCCCGTCTTAGTGGAAACGGTGAGGAACAGTGTGTTCGCCTGGTTCGTCTCCGCATCAGTCGCGTGAGGGACGAGGTTGTACGGGAACCCGCCATCGTCGAAGATCCCATGCATGTTCTGGAACCGCTGCATGTCCTGCACATCCGACAAACCCCGATCGAGGCGCGGCCACGACTGCTGCACCGCATCCTCCTCCACCGGGGCCGGGTTGAAGTACGGCATAATCTGCTCAACGAACGCGTTGATCTCAGCCTGAGTAGCCATAGTGGGTCTCCTTACTCTGTCTGCCTGCGGCGGACCATCTGTGACAACTCCGCCAGCCGCTTCCGCAGCAAGGCAGGGATGGGGGAGGTTTCTGCGAGCTTCGACTCATCCGCTACCGGACCCACCTGAACCGATGCGCGACGCGACCCGTTCTGTAGGGAAATGTCCGCGACCTGCACCACATCCGTGACCGTCGCGAGGTCAGCTTGGAGGGTGATCGTGTCCCCGATGTCGTACTCTCGCCCGAACTTGATCGTTCTGGTGTCTGCGGTTTCGAACGTGACGGACACCGACTCCTGCCCATCCGCGAGGGCCTTCTCTGCCGCCTGCTGCAGTTCGTTCGGGTCAGATGTTGAAGGGCGATCCACGAACTGGGTGACGCGGCGGTGCCATGTTGTCGGTTGGGTGTCTCGCCACATCTTTCGTGTGGCCCCAGATCCGCTACCGCCGACGATGACCTCAGTCGCTGTGGGGGCTTTCCGCTTCAAGTTGAGCTTGGTGACCCCACCTTGCTCTTCCTGCAAACGGACCGCCCTAGACAGGTCTTCGCCTTCACGGAACCGCAGCACTAGACGCCTGCCGTCCTGAACCACCCGGAAGTTGACGCCCCCGGTCTCTGCCAGCTCCTGCATGGTTTCCAGCAGGTTGTCGTAGCGGGCGCTCACCGTCACCTGTCCGCCGCGCCCTTGATCCGGCTCCAACACCAAACCATCGACTCGGTAATCAGTGGGCGCGCTGGGGCCGATCTGCTGATCGACCAGAGTCCGCATCACCGTCTCCGCAGGCCCCGTCATCCGCCACACATCCACCTGCTGATCGTCAGTAGGCCGGGATGGGTCCGGGATGATGATGTGATCCGCCAGAATCGTGTTGTCGTCCACACCCCGCAGCTTCAGGAACCGCTTGGCGCCGTCACGGTCGAACTCCCACTCAACGTGCGGCCCACTGATGGTTGTGTGCTCGTCCTCGATGAGGACGCCCATCCCATCCGTGTAGTCCTCCCACGACTCCCCCGGACGAGCGTTCACCGTCACAGACCATGTGCTCACGTCGTTCCTGCGGACCACGGCGTGCACATCCGTCACCCGCAACTCCCCCAGAGGGAGAAGATCGGTGTCGCGCATCAGTACTCGCATCAGTGCTGCGCCTTCCATCTCTCCCGATACGACAGTCGGACCGTGGACGTGCCCTGCGCACCAACCATGCTGACCAGCACTTTGTTCTCCCCAGCAGGGAGATCGAACATCCGGTCGCGACCCTCGGGGATGCGCTCCCAGATCTGCCTCCGGGTCATCCCCGGCATCGTGATCTCACCCGTCCGGGTGTCGATCGTCAGCGGGGCGGTGATCTCACCTTCGAAGAAGATCTCGTCTCCGCATCCGTTGCCGCAGCGGATCAGCAGATCCTCACCCGGCGGGGTCACCGTCCAGACGGGTGAGGTTGGGGAATCGCCGGACACCGTGAACTCGAACTCCCCCAGGACGGTGCTGGACGACAGCCACGCAGGGTAGTGAGGCAGGCGCGGGGAGGAAGTCCAGTACGGTTTGATGACCGTTGATAGGCCCCACTCACGAGACCGCTCAGCCCCATACGCCCACACATCCGGGCACCGGAACACCAGAACCGTGTGATACCACGTGAAATGCGAATCCGATCCACCCCACGCGCCCTCAAGCCCCGACACCAGATGCCCGTACCGGGTGCGCGAATCCCCCGTGTGGGGGGTCTGCACCACAATCTCCACCGGCTCATCCAGGCCAGGCAACAGCACGTTGTTGAGTCGCTGCCGCAGGTCGTGGATCTCTTCCGGCGACCGGCCCTTGATGGAGATCGGCAGCCCGATCTCCACCTCATCCATACGGTTCGCGAGGAGGGTTGTTCCGTGCCGGCCTGCGGGGGTCGTTTCCAGATCAATAGGGGCGACCCCCAAACCCCTCACTCCGTCTTTCAAGAGGAACCCGCCGTGGTCCTCCCCCACCCACAGGGGGATCTGCCCTGCGGAAGATTGGAGGACCACGGACACCCACATGCCGCGCGGAGTCGCGGGAACTTCCAGAGTCGCTGTCATTGCTCTCCTTACGAGTACATGTGGAGCGCGTCGGTGGACCGCGTAGCGATCTTGTTCATCAGACGGGTTTCTGACATGTCCGACAGATCGTTGTGCTGCACGACCTGAGGGCGCTTTGCCATTTCGTCTCCGAGCGCCTTCGCGAGGCGGTCGTAGTCGATGCCCGCTGCCTGTGGGGAGATGAACGTCCTGTTGGCTGCGAGGGCGGCGCGGGTGTTGCGGTTCGATTCGATCCGCTCTCCCCCGCCGAGGTTGACCAGCTCGGGGCCTTCCTCACCAACGACAGCCCAGCCACTCTTGGCGTTGCGGGTGCCGTCCTTGTACCAGTTGTTGCGCTCCCAGAACCTGCGGGCACCCCTGACGTCGCCGTAGCGCTGCTGGATGTACTTCAGGCCCGCCTGGATCTGCTTCAGCGGATCACTAGTCTTCGACGCACCAACCGAGCCCCATGTCCCGTTGAGGAACTGGAACAAGCCGTAGGCCGTCGAGGTCGGGTTCTGCGCATTCGGGTTCCACCCCGACTCCTTCGTGACCAGCCAGTCGAGATCCGACCACTGGTCGCCCCAACCCATCTTCTCGAGGACTTCGCGAGCCATCTGCTTCACAGGCCCATTCGCGGCACCGGGGATACCCCCGTCGCCCATCAGCTCCCCATAATCGGTCGCCTTCTTGATGAGCCCGTCACGGGTCGCCCGCATGATGCCCGTACCCAGCTGGCGAGAGAAATCACCACCAGTGAGCTGCCCGGTGTGCTTGCCGATGATGTCCTTGATCTGCTTCTTCGCGGCACGCTCATACGCCGCCTTCAGATCACCATCAGCCGACACGCCCGCCTTGTCGAGGAACGGGTGCGGAATCCACACATCTCCGTCCCACGCGCCCGATGGCCCGCCAGTCGCGCCACCCGGCACCGACCGATTCGCCCAGTGGACATGGTTGTAGTGCATGCCACGGACAGCGCCGGTGTACATGTAGTTGCGGCCATTCTTGACCTGCCGACCATTCAGCGGGCTGTAGATGATCTCGTTGCTGTTGCCGTAGTTCCCGACAAGCCAGCTCGCGATCTGCCCCATCGTGGACGTGTCCATGCTGTAGCGGCCGGCGAGGTCCACCGCCATGCCACGCGAGTGATAGGACTGATTGCCGGATGCGGTGCGGGACCCGCCACGGTAAGCCGAGGTCAGCCTGGACTGCGGGAAAGCTCCCTTCACAATGGACCAGAGGCCGCGCCACACACCACTGTCTGCGAAAGCATTCACACCCCGCATGGGCGCGGACGGGATGACTCCGCCGTCAGCAAAGTGCATCGCGAGATCCAAGTGCTCGTGATCCCCGCGGCGCGCAGCATCGTTGAGTTCCTTCACGCCCCGTTCACCGCCGACTGCGCGGGTGAACTCGGGCCGCATGATCGCCTCACCACCGGAGAGGTAGAGGCTGCCGGCTGTCGGGCTGTAGAAGGAATGAACGTCCCTGCCCGGTGTGTATCCGGGCATGACGCCACCCGTCGCGAACGCGAGCTTCTGCGGGGAGTCCAGCTCAACGCCCACATCCTTGAACGCCTTGTTGACGCTCGATGTGAACTTCGAAAGGACGTCGATGAGGTTGTTCATGCGCCCGCCCAGCTCCGGGCGTGCTTCACGCATCTGCGTGTTCATGCCCGACCGGATGCCCTTGAACGCCACCTCCGACGCGTCTTCCATGCTGGTGTGACCGTCACGGTTGATCCGCTTCAGCGAACCCATGTGCGAGTCGTAGTCGCCCCGGAACCCAACCATCGTCGTGTCAGCCGACGACCGCATCGACGTCAGCTTCTCGCCCGTTGTCACACGCATCGACTCAAACTCGGTACGGTTCTTGTCCCGCATCTGCGTCTGCTTTTCCGCCATGACTCGACGCATGGTTTCCTGCTCCGTTGACACGGCAGTGCGGGACTCCGTCTGCTTGCCGAGGACAATCGCCCGCATCTGCTCCTGCTGCTGGGCTGTAATGTCCCGCATGGAGAACTGCTTGCTGGTCGTGTCCGTCAGCATGCCGGACTGGGCCGCCTGGGTGTCCGTCAGCATCTGCGTCCACCCATCGCTGACAGCCAGACGCATCGACTGCATCGCACCCAGCGTGATCGCGGACATGTCCTGCATCGCCGTCCCCGCAGCCATCGCATCCGTATCCACCACAGGGGCGGCAGTCATGTCGATGTCGTAGCGGAGGTTCGGGATCGCCGCGCCCGCCAGCAGAGACGCAGCGTTGGTGACGTCGGACTGGCCGGACAGCATGCCCTGCACCAGGCCTTCCACCGTGTACGCGCCCAGCTCAGCCATCACCCTGGAAGGTGAGCGGATACCAAGGACGGACTTGAGGGTGTCCTCCATGGTCTTCGCGAGCCGTGCGATCTGCGCCTCGACGCTCTTCTGCTGAGACTCGAGGCCCTTCACGACACCCTGCGCCGCGTCCACACCACCGTCGTAGAAACCACCAGTGACGATGTTGCCGATCCGCTGTGCCTGCTTCTCGTACTCGTTCCACGTGCCGATGTACGACGCCTGCTCCGACGACGAAGCGTTGAGGAACGCGTCAGCGAGAGCGATACCCTCATCCACGCCAGCACCAGCGATCTCCTGCAGAATCGCGCCAGGAATCCCAGCCTTCATCAGCTTCTGCAGCTTGTTCGCGAACTCCTTCATCCTGCCGACGTCAGCCGTCATCCGACGTGTGGCACCAGCGACACCCGTGTGGGTTGTCCACTGGCCTCCGGAGAAGTTCATGTAGTCGCCCATGTCCAGTTCGCGACCGGACAGCAGGCCGGACGAGACAGACTTCTGGATACCCTCAAGCTCCGAAGCCTTGTCCTGTGCCGCCTTCAGCTTCTCGTCGACCCGCTCTGCCTGCCCGTAGAGGCGGCGGAGGTCGGACTCGAACTTGCGGGCACGGTTCGTCGCCGTGTTGCGCGATGCGCGGGACAGGTCTTCGTTCTGGCCCAGCCCGAACAGGCGATCGACCGCGGAGTATCCTCCGCTGAGCGACCCGGTCACCTGGTCACGGATCGACCCCCGGCGCACATCCGTCCGCAGATCCGACTGCAGCTCACGCACACGCGTGCGACGCTCAGCTTCCTTCCGGGCCGCCTCAGCACGCTTCCGCTCCGACTCCTCCGCCCGCTGCAGAGCAGCACGGGCTGACTCGACACGCTTCTGCGCAGCCTCACGGTCCCGATCCGCCGCCGTGACCTTCCGGCCACGGTTCTGGATCCGCTCAAGGTCACGCTCAGCCCGGGCCAGGTTCCCGCGAGCAGACGACACTGCACCACCGGTCGCGAACGCAGGCACCTGGCCACGCATGATCTGGTCACGCAGGCGGTACACCTCGGAGTGCCCACCCATACGGCGCACTTCCTCCGCAGTGAAGACGTGCTCCCCGTTGGACAGGCGAGCGAGGATGTCGTCCGACGTGCCCGAGCCAGGGCCCCGCACCGACCCTCCACTGGAGAACTTCGACGACGAGCCTGCGGTGCCGGTCGAGTTGCGGCCCTGCGCAGCGGCCTTCTGCTCATCGGTCTTGAAGAAGATCGTCTTGCCGCGGATCCACGTCCACAGCCGCTCCATGGTCGACCGGGCCGGCTCGTCGTCAACGTCGACCTTCGACTTCGCATCTGACGGCAGATTGACCAGTGCGTCGTGGACGCCCTCGACCTTCCCCCGCGACTCGTCTGCACCGGACACGCCCACGAGCGGGTGGGCCTCGTCATTGTCGAGGTCGCCCAGCTGGTCCTTCGCTACCCGGATCTGATCCTCCAGAGCCGTGATCTTCAGATCCGTCTCCGGGGTCGGCTTCATCCGGTGAAGCTCCGCCAGTGCCTCCTCCGCGAACCACAACTGAGACCGCAGAGTCGTGTCATCAGCCTCGAGGTTGATGTCCGGAATCTGCGTGATCGTGCCAGCGAACCCCGCGGCCTGCTCGCTCACGTCCACGAACGCGTCACCGGCACGCTTCAGGTCCTCCTCGGACCCGTCCGCGAGCTGCTTCACCCGGAACGCGCCTTCAGACCCCAGCTCGATGAAGTGATCGATGAGCTGCTGCGGTGCGCCACGGTCGATGAGCTTCTGCAGGTTCTCGTGCCACGTCTCCTGCGCGACAACCTGATCCTCCATCGACTTGATCCAGTCGCGCATAGACACGTCAGCGTCGACGGCCTTCTCCGCGAAATCGACGAAGCCCTGCGAGCTGACGTACAGCTGCTCGAACATCTCGTTGAGCTGGTCCTGCGCCTCGACCGCCTCAGCCGACAGCGTGGCCACACCGGTTGCGGCGCCCTCCGCGACCGGGGGGATACCGGCGAGCCCGTCCGCGAGTTCCGCGTTCGCCTCAGCCGCCTCGCGCACAGCGTCGGGGACTTCGCCCCGCATCCAGTTCGCGTAGTCCTCCGCAGACAGACCCGTCACGTCGAGGGTGTCCGCGGTCGACTTGAGGAGATCCTCGTAGTCGGAGAAGTTCTCGACCACGAAGTCCATGTCATGGCCCTGGCTGGTCAGCCGGTCCGCGATCTTGTCGAACGCGGCAGCCGCCTTGTCGGAGGCCCCGCCTTCGGCCATCTGGACCAGGGCGTCGTCGTACGCCGCTACACCCTCAGTGGCGAGTTCCAGAGCCTGCTTGCCAGGCCGGACCTTCTGCAGGGCGAGCGTGACCTCACCAATCTTCCCCGAGTTGCGAGAGAGTTCCCCGAACGCCTCATCCAGGTTGGTGACGGCACCGGTCGTGCCAAGAAGAGTGTTGGTCAGCCAGCTGTTGGACCCCCCGCCGAACGCCTGCTCGAGCGCACCGGATGCGGCACGCCCGTGGGCAGCGAGGCCCTCCATCTCAGCAGAGAGCTTCTCGATCTTCGGAGCCGACCGGTTGGTGGCCGTGTTGATGATCGTGTCGAGCGCCTGCCATGCGACGACAGCCGCACCGACAGCGGCTGCTGCCTTCGCGACGGCGGGGCCGACCTTGCCCAGCCCAGTGGCGAACTTGCCCACGAGATCGTCCTGGCCCGCGAGAGTCTGGAACGCGGTCCGGGTCTCCAACAGGCGAGGCGCCAGGAGGAGGAAGCTGCCCGCGGCCAAGGACGCTGCCGCGGTGAGTCCTCCTACGGCGCCTGCCGCGATCTTCACCGGCTCCGGGATGCTGTCAGAGATGTCCCGCAACTCGTTCAGGCTGTCTGCGAGGGTGTTGAACCCGTCGACCAGGAGCCCGCCGCCTTCCTTGCTGACCAGCGGCTCAGCGAGTGATGCAGAGAGGTCGCGGAATCCGGCGTACACGTTCGCGAACGCGCCAGAGAACGTCTGTCGCATGTTCTCGGTCGCACCATCGAACCGTGTCTTCATGCCCTCAGCGAGCGCGTCGAGGGCCTCGCTAGCGTCGAGGGTGCCCTCGGTTACAGCGTCACGGACTTCCTGGGCCGTCATACCCATGGCGTCACCGATGAGCTGCGCGGCGTCCACGCCACGCGTGCCGAACTCATTGAACGTCTCCGCAGTGAGCTTCCCCGAGGACTCCACCTTGCCCATGACGCGGGCAAGCTCCTCGAAGTCCTGGTTCGACCCAGTAGTCGCAGCGACAGTCTCCGCGAGGGCATCCATGTAGGGGATGACCTTCTCGGTCTCAATCCCGAAACCAGTCATGGTCTGCTGGGCGCGGATGAGCGAGTCGCGCATGACCCATGTGCCGCGCCCGAACTCGTTCATCTTTTCCATCTGGCGAGCCGCACCAGCTGCGGATCCCATGACGGCGGTGAGCGCGCCCTTCGCGGTCTGGTTGAGGCTGTTGAACTCGATGCCCGATTTCGTAGCGGCCACTCCGAGCGCGACGATGGACCCACCAGCAGCGGTAAGGACCGTGCCGGCGGTCGACCATGCCTGTGCGTTGGCGTCCGCGTTGCGGGCCATCTTGGCAATCGCCGTCTCGTTCTTCGATGCCGCGTCAGCTGCTTCCTTCGCCGCGGCGGCGGACTCCTTCGCGGCCTGCGTGGAGTCCTCCATCGCCTGCTGCAGCACCTGCTCAGCGTTCGCCGCAGACTGCGACGTCTCCGCAACCTCACGGCGGGCGGATGCGACCTTCTCCTCAGCGGCGACCAGCTGTGACGCCTTCGCGTTGCTGTTCCCCTGGACCTCGAGCAACTGGGCCTCAGCCACACGGAGACGACCCGCGGCGTCCTGCTGGCGGCGGGACGCCTTCTCGAACGCATCCCCGGTCTTGGTGACGGCGACTGAGGCACGCTCAGCGGCAGTCGCCGTCTTGTCCAGGCCAGCGACAGCCTGGTTCACCTCGGCACGGAGGCGGACCACGAGAGAACGATCAGCCATGACCACCTCCTGAGGTGTTGAGAACGTGTTGTGTCCGGACCCCGTGGGATACTTCGCCTATGGGAAAGCCCGTGGTGTTCAAGAGCGCTCTCGCGCCTGAAAAGAAGACGTCGTGGTGGCCTGTCGTGGCCGTGTTCGTCGCCGTGCTGGCGCTGGCAGGGGGTCTGATCTGGCTGGCCAATGCCACCAACCAGCCCGTTGCCGCACCGGAACCGGAGCCGACAGAGACTCCGATGACGGTTCAAGAGGCGGTGGAGCTTGAGTGCGCTGCCGAACTCGCTGCCGAGCTGGGGCTCGATGAGCCGGTCGAGCTGTTCGATGTCGAGTTCAGAGACCTCGGAGACACCGGGACCATGTGGGCGGTGTCTGGCGAGGCGCGCTACCCGAACGCATCGGGACGATCGACGACGAGCGACAGCTTCAACTGCGGGGTGACCATGGACGAGAACGGGGACGTCAACGTCACTGCCTGGACCTACTGACCTTCGCGGGCCTTCTTCCGGGCCTTCGCGATCCGCATCGACTTCTCATCCAGCGACAGGAACCGCAACTCACCCGGCTTCGACTCGGTCTTGTCGTCCTGGTGTGACTTGCACGCGTAGCACTCCACCGTGCCGACTTCCCACGCGCTGTCCGGATCCCACGCCTTCGACTTCAACTGCCCACACCCACTGCAGTGCGCGGTGTCCTCGAAATGCGTCAGCGCCTCAGCCAACAGGCGGTCCTTCTCAGGCCACTCCTCCACGAACACTCCGGGCCGCACACCCCACGAGCGTGCGGCCCTGAGCGTCCTTACGAGGCGCGGTCGCTCTTCGAGCTGCTCTGAGAGAAAGGGACCGGGATCGAAACCTCCTGGGTCGCCGCGACCATCGCCGCCGCGACCAGACGGAGGATCTGCTGATCACCCAGCTTCTCCCGCATCACCTTCACCTGCTCCGGGGTGATCGACTCACGGACGACCTCACCCAGGCTGTTCTCGATCTTCACGAGGGAGCGGGCGACGAAGATCTGGTTCGCACGCGTGTTCGCGGCCTCAGCCTCCCGCTCGTACTCTCGACGCACCTCAGCAGAGAGTTCCTTCTCCCCCTCCGCCGGCTTCGGCTCGTCCGGGAAGTTCACCTCATCCCGGGCCTGATCGATCTCGTCGGGCTGCAGGGCGCGGATGTACCAGACGGTCTTGGACGCCTGCCATTGCTTGTAGAGGGCGTTGATCTCCTCGTCGATGTCCGCCAGGGACGAGTCCCCCAGGCTGCGCTCTTCCTGGTCGACTTCCGCGGCGATCTGCCGTCGGCGCTCGAGGTCTTCGTACTTCGCGAACAGATCCGGGCGCCCGTAGATGGGGACGCTGCGCTGGGCGACGGTGCCGGTCTCGAGCCACTGCGAAAACCAGTCCCCATCGGCTGGGTCGACAGGAGAGCTGCTGAACATATCGTCTTCGGCCACGGGCTTTCTCCTTCTTGAATGGCGGAAGCCCCCACGGCTGTGAGGGCTTCCCATTGCTATTGATTGATCAGTCTCGCGAGTGTGTGAACAGTTCCTGGCGGAGCGAAATGGCCGCTTCGTTGGCCTCTTCCAAGGTCATGAAGCCGCCCCGGTAGTGGGCCTGGTAGTGGTCACGCACCTTCACCCACCACCGCCCGTTGGAGAAGTACACGCCCCGGTATCCGCTCCGGTTGTTCGCGTTTAGGGTTACGCGGTGCTCGATGTTCTGCTTCGGCGTTACTGCTCTCAGGTGGGCGGGCCGAACGCAATCGCGCGAGCCGCAGAGGTGGTCGATGTGCTGCTCATCCGGGATGTCCTCCACTTCGGTGCTATAGGAAAACCGGTGAGCGGTTGTGACGCGACCGTCGAATCCCCGGAATGCGCCGTACCCGTTCCGATAGCGCGCAGCGGTCCAGGTCCAGCATTCGCCGGACTGATCGACCTTCGCCCAGAACCGGTCGCGAACGCTTGCTTGCAGTTCTGCCGCCTCATCCGGGGAGAGCATCAGCGCGTAATGCCGGACGCATGCGCCGCGGGAGCGCACAGCCGACTCGCACTCGTCGATTGAACAGGTACGCTTGGACATGTCGAGTACCTCCATACTCGGCCACACCCCCGGCTGTTAGCGCAGCGCGGGGGCTCTTCGATTGTCCGACCATCATATCGAACGCCACGGACACAAGATGTGGACCTGTGCGGCATGCCGCCCGTGGCATGGAAGAGCATGCCGCACAGGAGTTGTCAGGGTCAGCCGCCGGTGCCGGCTGCGACCTTGGCGTCGAGCCACGCATCCTGCACGAGCCCGACCACGCGACGCTTGATGTAGCCGCCCTGGTCTCCCGGCTTCTGAGGGTTGTCGAGCAGGATCTCGTACCCGCTCACCTCGTCATCAGCAGCCCAATCCGCCAGGGACTTCCGGGAGGTCTCGCGCTCGTAGATGTACAGACGCGCACCCTTGGTCTTCACCGCCTGGTAGAGGGCATCTCCAATGCCTTCCTCGGTGTCGTCCTCACCGGTTTCGGGCTGCCCCTCCTCGGTGAAGTACCGGAACACGGTGAACTCCGCCGTGAAGTTGCTTGGGCCGAGCGCCTGCACGTTTCCTTCGCGGCACAGCGGCTTCTCATCGACTGTCTCGGAGGCCGCAGGGCCCACGTTCCAGTCCTGGCTGGCGATTCGGCACGAGGCCTGGATTCCAGCGTCCAGCTCCGCGACGGTGGGAGCGGAGGGGTTGGCGGGTCGAGTCGACAGGACTGCGACCTTGACCTTTCCATCAGCGAGTGAGAGAGGCATTTCAGGACTCCTTCGGTTCGTTCTTGAGGGTGGGGATCTGGGGACGCGGCTCGGTGACCTGGACGGTCTTGGGCTGGTCCGGTCGGTGGTGCTTGCGTGCCTTGATGTGGGGGAAGAGGCTGGGCCACTGGGAGGGGACGCGCATCTTCTGTCCCGTCCGTGTGTCGATGGCCTCGATGAACTTGTCGGGCATGGGTTTCCCTTCGTGAATGACGAAGGCCCCCACGACGTTCGTGAGGGCCAGAGCGGGGCAGGAGGGTTTACGGCTGCAGGAGCATGAAGGCGAGTGGCTGGTAGAAGCGTCCTGGGGTGACGGTCTCGTCCCACTGAACAGCCACGTGGGGGTCTGTGTGCCGCAGCTCCCCACCACCGGGGAGGGTCTGCCGGTGCAGGAGCCCAATCGCCTGCTGAGAGTGATGACGGACGGTCTCGACGGAGCCGGCGGCGACGGTGATGGTGAGGTCGGAGCGGGAGTTCTGGTGCGAGTACGCCAGGTCCTGCTCCTCGCCTTCCCTGGTGGGCATCGCCCAGATGACCATGTACGGGCGGATGATCGCGGTGCCGGGGAACGTGGGTATCTGGTCGGGGACGTGCCCGTCGTAGACGAGCGCCCCCGTGAGACCGAGCCGGTTGATGAGGTGGGCGACCAGTTCTTCGGTCGTCATCCGACGGTCCCGTCAAGGAGCATGCTCATGGCTTTCTCGAGGTTGGGTGCGCGCCGGTCGAACGCGGGCCCGAGGAACGGGCGGGGCGCCATCCGACTCGTCCCGTGCTCGAGGAAGTGCGCGTAACTCACCGTGGGTCCGATCTCAGCCTCCACCACGCCATTCGTCTCGGTGAGGTCGTGGCCGATGCTCGCCCGTAGGTTGCCGGTGCGGACGGGTGCGTACACCTTCGCATCGCTGGTGATGTCGGCAGCGGTCTTCGCCACGGCCTGGCGGGCCATGTTCTGGGCCTTCGCGCTGGTCTTGCGGAGGTCTGTTGCGAACGCCCTCAGGTCATCACTCATGTCGCCTCCGGTTCTGTTCGACGCAGGCGAGGTCTCTGGTCCAGTTCGTCGTCCCCGACTCCACCGTCACCACTGTCAGGACAGCTCCGTTCAGGCGGGGGTCGTCCGGGTTCGCGGTGATGGTGATGACGTCGCGGTACCCCAGATCCGTGAGATGGATCGGTACCGAGACGCGGTGGGTCACCTGCACCTCAGTGCTGTCCACGACCACGACAGGCCTCGCGGACTGGGACAGGAACTGCGCACTGCACGGCTTCTCGTCCCACACTGGGGTGCCGTAGATGATCCCCTCAGGGCCACCAGCCCGATCCGCCCGCCGCGCATCGCAAGTGCCTGTGAGGAACCCCTCCGCCGCTGGCCTGTGATGCTCCGACCAGTTGTCCGGCATGATGCGGGTGGTGCTCAGCGGCGCCATTCCTCCCCCTCGACTCGCGTCGGCAGGAGCGGCTCGGTCAGGAGGAAGAACGACTCCTCCTCCACCTGATCCTCACCGTCCGCCTCATCCCGCAAAGCACGAGCATGAGCACGCAGAGCATCCGCCACCGCAGGCCCATCGGTCTGACGGTCCTGCGTGCGGATCTTCTTCGACAGCAGCGCCTCAGACGAGGCGATCGTGTCGAGTGCCGCCGCAGCAGCACGCTTGACGTTGCCCCCATGGATCTCGAGGAACCCGAGGATCTGCTCATCGTCCAGGACTAGGTTGTCGACATCCGTGTCGGCAATGAGAAGTCTGACCCGGCCAGAGTCATCGGTGTAGTTGATCGCTTTAGCCACCGACGTGCCTCCACTTCTTCCGTTTGACGATGTCCGCGACCGTAGAGAATGCAACCCCGTACTTCGCAGCAAGCTGCTTGTACGTCATCCCTCCCCGACGTTCAGTGCGCAGATCAATCACGAGTTCTTCGGTGAGGATCGCGTTCGCGTGCTGAGACCCGCGAGGAAGAACGCTGTCCGGTCGGCGGCGCCCTTTGGAGGACATGTCACGCATGTTGTCTGTGTGCGTTCCACTACGCAGGTGCGCCGGGTTGAGACATGGCGGGTTGTCACACGAGTGGAGGATGTGCATACCGTCTTCAATAGGCCCGACTGCGTGTTCATACATGACGCGGTGCGCAGCGTAGAGCTTGTAACCGATCCGAACTTGCCCGTACCCGCTGGAGCTGGTTGATCCTCGCCACTCCCAGCACCCTGTTTCGGTGACATCCCATCCGTGGTGGCGGAGTCGGTCGATCGGGTCCAGTGACGCGCTTGCCTGGGGTCGCCGTCCTGCAACCGGATCTCCGTTGCGCCTCCACCGCAAGCAGTGGGTGTTGCACCACTCTCGGCGCTCCGCTTCTTTGTCGCAGCCGTCGATTGTGCAGGTACGATTCTTGGTAGCCATCTCAACTCCTGAACAGTTGGGCTTGGTGAGGCCCGTCCGGAGATTGCCGTCTCCTGGCGGGCCGTTCTATTCGGTTGCGTGTCCTATTCTACCGTCGAGCACGGACACAGGAGGAGGCGCATCTGGCCAACCTCAGTGCTGTAGTCGATCATCTGCGCCCCCTCCCCTCAGGTCTCAGGCGGTGCCGTTGGAGGCGTACACGCCCGTCTTGAACCCCGCATCGATACCGACCACAGAACGACCCCGGTAGTGGATGGTGTCGTCGTTGAACGACCCCTCCTCCACCGGAATGTCCCCACCACCGACAGCGGAACCCTGGTCGCGCTTGACCCGGATGTCGACGTCGGGGTGACCGTTGAGCTTCGTGCGGATGATCGACGGCAGATCCGACGTCTTGCCCTGCACGAGCGCCCACCCGTCCGCGTTGACACGCGCACCGATCGTGCGGGACTCCAGCGGGGTGACGATGCCGCGGTACGGGTTGTCGACCTCCGTCTCCGTCACCTTCGAACCCGTGGTCACCTTCGTGACGATGCGGGCTGCAGTGAGGACACGCCCCACCTCGCCACGCAGTGCGGGGCCGTGCACGAGGACGAGGTTCGACGTGTCGACGAGCTCGTCCCGGTGGTTGGTGCGCTGGGCGAGCGTCTTGATCGCCGCGTCCAGCGCCTCGGGGGTGAACTTCTCGGTGCCGGGGGTGCCGAAGAAGTTCGCGTTCCAGCTGTTGCCGTCGGTGAGGAGGTCCGCGACGACCGTGTTCTGGGTCTTGCGGGCACCGTTGCCGAGAGCGCGGGGGAAGTTCGCCAGCTCAGCGAAGCGGCGACGCAGACGCAGCTCCCAGGTGAGACCGTACGTGCGACCGTACTTGCCGGTGCCGTGCTCGATCTCGGTCTCCTGCATGCGACCGGACTTGTACTCCTCGCCCTCACCGACAGGCGCGAACTCGGTGGCTCCCCACAGGTCGACGAGCTTGCGGCGCTCGAAGTCATCCACCGTCGTGTCGGTGAGGATGCTCTCGAACTCGAGCGGCGTGTCCTGGTAGGCCTTGAGGGCCTGCTTCTCGAACGCGTCACCCAGGAGGACCGGGAAGTCGCTCGTGGAGAACGCCTCGAGGAGGACGGCCTGGGCGAGGGGCTTGCTGCCGTTGCGGCCGCGGGCGAACAGGGAGGCGGCCTCGTGGACCTTCTCCGCACGCGTCGTAGCGCGCCGGAATCCCTCCTGCATCAGATCAATGGTGTCCATGTTCTTGTGCCTTTCGGTCAGCCGGCAGACGCCGGGGTCGGGGTGACGAAGCCGAACGGTGCGACCTCTGCAGGGGCGGTGCCGGTGCCCTTGACGGCGAGGGAGACGCCCCACGCGGTGTCACCCGCGGTCGCGGTCAGCGCGCCGGAGGCGTTGAGGTAGACGACCTGCCCCTCCGTGAGTGCGCCGGCGACGGGGATCTCCCAGGATCCGTCCGTCCACACGGTCACGCGGTCGCCCTCGTGGGCGTCGATGAGGGCGACACCTCGGACTGCGCCGATCGCGACAGGGCTGCCGCTGGTGTAGTCCTGGTCGGCGGTGAGGGCGATGTGCTTCGCCTCGGGGTAGAGCTGGTTCTTCGCCATGGTCAGGCTCCTTCCAGAGCAGCGATGATGTCGTCGTCGGTGACCTTCTTGGCCTCTTCGACGGGGCGGGTCTCACCGAGGTTGGTGACGCCGCCGGTGGGGGTGAGCTTGGCGGCGCGGTCCTTCGCCTCAGCGATGATGGTGTCGTCGTCCGTGTCCGCCGCCGTGTGCTTCTCGGTGAGGAGAGCGGCGACTCCTGCCGGGTCGTCGATGCCGTCGAACTCCGCCTCGATGAGCTTGGAGACGTGGGTGGCGCGTGCCGCCTTCGTCTTCTCCGCCTCGAGCGTCTCGATCTTGGTGTTGGCTTCGGCCAGCTGCGTTTCGAGCGTGTCTGCCCGGCTGGCCTTCTCGGTGAGTGCCGCGTGCGCGGACTCCTCGATCTGGATGTGTCCCATGAGGGTTCCTTCCTGGGATTCGTTGACTGGTGCTTCCTGTCCAGCCGGGGGCTGGGAGGTCTCAGTGCCACGGGCGGGGACGTACACGGTCGTCGGCACCACTGGGGAGGGTTCACCGTCGAGGGTGATGGTGATGCCGTTGCGGGTGTAGGCCTGCTGGTAGGTGGTCTCGCCGTCGTCACTGTCGATGTCGAACCACACGTGCTCACCGTCGTGGTCGCGCACCCACACGTACCCATTCGGGTGGGCAGCGCGGACGGCCTTGCGCAGCAGGTCGCGGGTCTCATCGTTGACACCCTCACGCAGCGACTCGAGGACCTCGAGGATCCGCCCACCGCGTCCGGCCTTCGTCACGAAGTCCACGCTGCGGGCTTCGGTGAGGCGGGTGACGATGCGGCCTTCGCTGGTCTCCTTCACTTCCCCGGAGGCTCGGATGCTGACCCCGATGTCGTCCTTCATCTCAGCGAGGATCGGCTTCCAGTGGGAGTAGATCTTCGCTTCTGCGACGAGGCCGCCCGATTCGTCGTCCCACCGTGCGTCCTCCGTGAGGACACCGACGAGGTCGCGGAGGGACCCTTCCGGCTTCTCCCACGTCTGTGCTTCGGTGGCGTGGTCGAGGTACATGTGGGTGCCGGCGGGGAAGATGCGGTCGCGTTCGGCGGCTTCGATCGTCTCCCGCGGGTAGGTGCCGGAGGAGCCGACGCCGGGGGTGATGACGCCGATGCGGAAGCGTCCGCCTGCCTGTGTGAGGGTTGCGGTTTCGCGGAGGAGGGTCATGTGGTCTCCTTCCGGAGCGTTGCGAGTGGGGTGGCTTGGTAGGAGTCCCGCCACCCGTCGTTACTGGTCAGGGTGGACAGGTCAGAGATGGTGATGCGACCGTCCATGAGCAGCTGATACCGGTCCGCCCCCAACGCCTGGAGTGCGTCCTGCGGGTTGTCGCGGATCCAGTCCTCAGCCGTGGTGATGAGGTCGGCGGGTTCGTCGAGATCGGGGAAGCCGAGGTCTGCCCATGTCTGTGTCTTCGGCAGCGCGGTGCATCGCCCATTCGGGTGGTCGAGGGGCCCCGGCTCGCCCTTGGGGTGGATGGTGCCGTGTTGGGCGATGCAGGACGGGCACGTCGTCGCATCCAACTGCGTCCACCAGATCCAGGAGGTGACGGTGTCGTTGGCTCGCATCTGGTCGTGATTCGCAGCCCTGTGCGCGTCGAGGAGCTCTGTGCGTGCGATCCTCGTGGCGCGGGCCAGTCCCCCGTTGAACGAGGATCGGGTGCGCTTGAGCATCTCCCTGGCGGCCTTGTCCGGATGCCAGCCGGCAGGCACAGCACGAATCAGGGATGCCTTCACCGCATCCAGAGCATCAGGGGCGAGCGGCATGCTGTCCGCGACGATCCGGCTCATGGTGCGGTCGATGATGGCCTGCATCGCCGCCGCATCCACCCGCGTGAACGACTGGAAGACCGGCAGATCCGGGAGTTGGGAGGCGACGACCTGAGAGGTCATGTCCGCTGTGCGGCGCACGATCTCCTGCAGCGGCTCACCTAGGACGTTCTCGAACTCCCCCACCAGTTCGGTGAGCTTGTCCGCCGTCACGGTGAGAGCGCGCTGTGTGCGGGCCAGTTGGGCGATCTGCGCGGGATGCAGCACCTCCCCTGTCGAGCGGGCGGCGACGATCTCACCCACTACCAGCTCCCACTCCGCGCTGATCTCGTGCCACGCCTGCGACCAGCGGGCGACCAGGGCACGAGTCACAGCGTCCACGTACCCGTCTGTGAGGCGCCGCAGTTCAGACTGCAGCCGGATCGTGATGGCGGTGATGGCCACTATTCGCCCCGCTCGAAGCGGCGCACAGCGTCATCCGCGGCGGTCACGTCGGGGTCGATCCACTGGCCGTCCGCGTCGGTCATCGTTTCGATGATCTCGTCCACATCCCGCACGTTCAGGGCGCGCAGCAGGAGGCGCAGGGTTTCGACGGGCGGCATCTTGCCCGTCGCATCAGCGGCGACGATTGCGTTGACGAGCGTCTCAATCGGGGTCTTGCCGAGGTCGGGCCACACGATGTCGAGCGTGCGGTCGTCGACCCCACCGATCGTGACGGTCTCCCGACCCGAATACTGGTCGACGGTCACACTGCCGTGGAGGGGCCCCTGGGGTGCGAGGACCGCCTGATCGATGACGTACCCGATGACACGCCGGTACGTTTCGGTCCACACCTCACGGCGGCCACCCATCTCCAGCTCGGTCGGCTGGTCGAGGGTCTCCGCGACAGCACGTGCCCCGGTCTGGCCGGGATCAGCTAGGAGGGTAGTGACGGGGAATCCGAGCGCAGACGCGATCATCGTCGCGAGGGGCCGTCCGGACTCAGCGTCGATCGTCGCACCCGTCTTCGGGACAGCCTCGAGCTGATCTTCCGGACCCATGTGGGCGACGCCGCCGGCAGACTGTTGGGCTGAGAGTGCGGCGCGGGCCTGCTGTGCGGCGGACCGCTTCGAAGACGTGCGCCACGCGATGCGGGACAGGCTCTTCATGAGGACTGCCCAGTCCTCGAGGAACTCCTTGTAGGCACGCGCCCATGGGAGGGCTGCGTAGGCGTCGGGGATGCCCCACTTCGCGCCCAGGGCGACGTTGACCTTCACGTGGTAGACAGGCGCGTCCCACTGGACGGGATGCCCGTCGATGAGCGGGTTCCGCCGGCGGGGCGTGTGGCCGAGTGCTGGGTACCAGACGGTTTCCTGCCGGGACGTGATGCGGCCGGTGCGTTCACCGATCTGCTCGCGGATGAAGTCGCGACGGTAGAACCACGGCTCCGACTTGTCCTCCGGGTTCGTGATGATGTCGCTAATCTCGTCAACATCCAGGGTGCGCGGCTCCACACGTCCCGTTCGGGGGCTCGTGAAGAGGGCGATGAACACGTTGCCGTCGGTGCCGAGCGCGTTCTCCATCTGCTCACGGGCCTGCGCACCGGAGAACACGGAACGGGTGTGGTCGTCATCGAGGAACGCCTGGACGATCGCATTCACGTCCTGCTCCGCCCCGTCACCCACACTGCGTGCGCTGATGCCGACACCACTGCCGAACACGTACGCGGCCCGCAAGTTGAGGCCCCGCTTGATGAGGGGGTTGGCGACGTGCATGACCCGGCACGTGCGGGAGATCGTGCGCAAGCCTTCGCGGGTCATGTCCCGCTCAGTTGCCTGCGTGAGCGCCTGCCAGCCCGCATCCTCCCGATACAGGGCCGCCATGGAGTGGAGCTGGTTGTGAGCTTCCTCGAGCTGATGAGACAGCGTCGACAGGCGCCCGTCATCCGGGAACTCGGTGGGGGTGGCCATGCCCTCACGGATCCATGAGAAAAGCGACACAGGCCACCTCCTACGCATTGAAACACCTGTGCTTTGGTGTTTGTGGTCGCCTATAATTGGGCCATGAAGAAAACTCTCATCGGCGGCGTCAGCGTCCCCGCCACAGCATCCGTGTCAGTCGACAGTCCGATGCCGGCAACGCTGACGTTCACCGCTACCGCGGACGGCTACAGGCTCGTCAACCTCACCTGCACCGGGTCAACGCAAGCCCCGATTACCGGCGCCCTGTTGCGCGATCTCCCGATCCAGCAGATCGCGTCTGGGCTGTTCATTCGGGAGGCCGGTGGGCAAATTGACACGTCAATCCCTGCCGAGCTTCTAACCGAGTGGCCTCGAGGAGACGTGGGTCCTCTGCTCGAGCGCGTGCGCGCTGTGCGCGACCTGGCGATTGCCACCGGGCAGTACCCGATGACGGTCTTGCAGCAGGAAACCGGTATGTCGCGTGCCACCGTGAACCGGATGGTCAACGCGATCGCGTAGGTCACCCTCTACCAAGGGGAAATCGTCCAGCCCCGTTCATCCATGAGGTCGTATTCGTCAGGCTGGTGGAATCCTCCGTTGAGGATTGGCAGCAAGAGAATCCTGTTTATGGCTTGAGACAGAGCGTCAACCGTGTCATCTGTCGGGCTGTTCGGGAAGTGCTTCGCCTCTTCGAGGAGGTCCGTCACGTTCGGCAGCAGGTGCGGTTCAGGCAGGATGACGTCCTTCGACCACACCAGAGGGCTGATCGCGGAAGCGCGGGCGTACTTCGACCCTTCCGGCTCGATCGGGATGAGTCCGTTCACCTGCCGGTTGAGGGCGTTGATGACGGCGGGCCCGTTGGCCTTGTCCTCGATGAACTTCGCGACGGCCTCGGGCCACTTCGCGGTCATCGCTGTGATCGCAGCCACGGTCTGGGTGAAGTTCAGCCGCTCCCGCACCTGATCCAACAGGTACGCCTGTGTTCCGACGCGCAGCCACACCTGCCCGACGACGTAGTCGGACGACTTCGTGTCCTTGAACGTGAGGTCCCACGACTGGACGAGCTCCTGGTCGTCTCGGTGGATGCCCGGCACGGTGCGGTGGCCGTCGGGGTGTTCGATCCAGAGCGGCTGGTCGTATCGTGCCCACTCGTCGTCCTTCGGGAACACGCCACCCTCGTCCGGGGATGGCCGGCCCTGGTACAGGGATGCCCACGTCTTCGGGCCGGAGGCTTTCTTCCGTGCCTCCCACTGGTTCGTGGTGCGTCCGCGGGCGGAGAGCATGAACTCGCCCGGCTCGCGATCGAGGACGTCCGTCTCACCCTTCTCTGGGCGGTGGTCGGCTTGGGCGGGGATGTTGAGGAACTCCCAGTCCGAGTCCGCTTCCGCGATGAGTCTGCCGGCGAGGTCGTCGGAGTGCCAGCGGGTGAGGATGATGATGACGGGTGCGCCGGGCGCGAGTCGGGACAGGGCGGTGTCTGTCCACCATTCCCATGTCTTCTCGCGGATGGTGGGGCTGTCGGCTTGCTCGCGGCCCTTCACGGGGTCGTCGATGAGGAGGATGTCGACGGGTCGTCCGGTCATGGCGCCACCGACGCCGGTGGAGAACATGCCGCCGTCGTGGCCGTCGAGCTGCCATTCGCGCTGCGCACTCACGTCGTCGCGGATCGTCAGCCCGAGGTTGGGGTGTTGGCGGATGTCGTCGCGGACGGTGCGGCCCCAGCGTTCCGCGATCCTGGCTTCGTAGGACGCCATGGCGATGCGTAGTTCACGGTTCTGGGTGAGGGCCCAGAGGGGGAAGCGGCGGGACGCCCTTTGGCTCTTGCCTTCCTGGGGTGGCATGGAGATGATGAGCCGGCTGTCGGGGGTGTTGAACGCTTCGACGAGCTTCTGGTCGATCAGCTCGAGTGCGGGGGTTTGGATGGTGCGGGGGTCGAGGGCTTGTGCCATCGCGCCGGGTGTGGCCCATTTGGGGCCTGTGGTTTCGCGTTGTGCGAGGAAGTGATCGCGCCAGTCGACTGTCATGGGTGAATCCCATCGGTGTCATTTGTCGCGCTAGCGCGAGCGTACCACAGCATGTGTCAAATCACGTTTCTCATGGTTGGGTTGCGGCGGGTCGCGGCCTCGTCCGCTTCGGTGAGGTCGTGGAGGTTGTAGAGGCGGAGACGCGGGTGGGGTTGGGTTTCGCGGATCGGGTACCGGTTGCGCCAGTTCCAGAACGTCTGCCGGGTGATGCCGAACTGGTCGAGAGCCTGCTGCCGGGTCACCCACTCGTCTCGATCGAGGCTGGTCACTGGAAGTCCGCCCTCCTGATGATCTCGCCGCAGCACCGGCAGTGGTCCGCGACTAGGTAGTCGCTTGCCGTGCCGGTCGCGTCGTATGCGTAGATGGGGTCGAGGTGCGCCCGGTCGCATCGTGGGCTGTGCGGCATGATGCCGCCCTTGGCGAACCCGTTGGGCGTCAGGCTGGACCGCCAGCAGTCTTCGTGGCCTTCGTTCATGCTTCCTCTCTTTCGGCCCATGCGATGACGTATCGGATCGCCCGGTCTAGTTCGGGGCTGCGCGGCCACGGGGCGGGGTGTGGCCTGGCGATCACGTACCCTGCTGGGCGCCTCATGCTGGCTCCTCGAGGGGTTCTACGGGGTGGAGGCGGTACGTGCGGGTGTGCTTTCGGTACTCATCGCCATCGAGGATCTTGTGCCCGTCCTCGTCGAGGGTGAACTCTCGGACGGTGAGGATGTCGCCGTCGACATCGACGCTGCCGGCAGGGATGTTGTTCGGGTCGAGGCCGATGCCCCGGATGATCTCGAGCGCTTCCTTGTGGGTGTCGTGGATCCAGCTCATGCTGCCTTCTTCCTCTTGTGCTTCTTCTCGCGTTCGCGGGCGGCCAGGCGTTCGATCACATCCCGCTCGAGCAGGTGCAGCCCGCAGGTGTGGCACTTCCACGTCTGATCCCCGCCCGCCGTCTCGGGTGGGTGTTGGTGGAGGTTCAGCCGGCCACAGTTCCGACACCGTGCGTCGATGCGTTCCGGGGACGGGGTGAGCGGGAACCGGCCTGAGGCTTTCTGCCACCGCTTGATGATGTCCGCCTCGATCTCCCCCGCAAAGTCACGATCCTGGATGAGGGGGTGCTGGTGCTCGATGAACCGCGCCAGCGCCGCCGCCTGATGCTGGGCGGTCGATGCGTCCATGTGAGCTGGGATGCCCCTGTGCCCACCCCAGGCGCGTGTGCGGGGTGGTTTCGTGCCGAGCATGTCTGCGATTGCTCCGGCGTGCTCCACCAGGGATCCGAACAGGTCATCGGCTGCGTCGAGAGGTCCGAGGTTGGTGGGTGCGTGCTTCGCGAACCCCGGTGGCCTGCGGCCTGTCTCCTCCCCTGTGCCTGGTTCGAGGCGGGTGCGGAGTTCTGCGATGAGGCCTGGGAGTTCGTGGAGTGCGGTGGTGAACATCAGCGCCCCTCCTCGATCTTGATGCGGTTCGCCTCGACCTGCCGTGCGGTGGCGCGGAGTGCCCACGCGAGGGGTGTGCCGGTCGTGTCGGTGAGGTCCTGGGCCATGCGCGTGCACTCGAGTTCGATCTGGGCGGGGTCACCGGGCAGGCCCCGCATGGTCATCGTCTGGCCGAGACGTTGGGTTGCTTCCTGCAGCTCGACGGTCGCCGCGTGTATGTCCTGCATGCGAGTCATGCAGCCCCCTGCGTGGGCGCGTCGCGCATCAGGGTGGGGATGAGCTGGTCCGCCTGCTCCCGCTGTCGAGTGGTGAGGTCGAGGCGGGCGATCAGCTGGGTGAGGATCCACGAGAACTGCGCGCTGGTGCGTTCTGCGAGCTTGACCTGCCGCTCCTCAATCCCCGCCCGCAGTGCGTCACTCGTGTACTTGGCGAGCTGGTCCTGCGCCTTGTGGAGGAGTTGGTAGATGATGTGCTGCGCCGCCGCCACCGTCTCCTCATCGATGGGCCCGTTCGCACCCACACCGGTCTTCCGCTTCGTCACTCCCCAGAACAAGTCATCGTCGGATTCGAGGGCTTGGATCTTTGCGTCGAGCCATTCCACCTCGGTCGCTTTGGTGGCGACAAGGTTGAGGAGGATCTGAGCAGGGTCAGGGCTGGTGTCGTCGAGGCGCATGCCGAGCCGACGGCGGAGGAGCCGTTCAGCGCGGGCCTGCATCGCCGCTTCGACACCGCGTCGTTGTGCCGCTTTGCGTACTTGTGGTGCGTTTCCGCCATGGTGGTAGCACACTGACCCACCTTTGATGGCGGGTCGTGTACATTGCTTCCCTGTGGTGCGTGCTGTTGCCGTGCACTGGTGTTTGAACGCACTCACTGGTGTTCTCCTGCTTTGCGTGCTGTAACGTGCACGACGGCGATGCCCACTGCCGTGAGGTAACGATCCGCGTTATCGACTCCCATAGGATCAATTGTGCGATGTCAACGCGGACATTGGCCAGGACGAGCCCCACGGTGTGTGGGGCCCGCCCTGGCAAGGGTCACGTGAGGTGCCGCTGGACTGCTGTCACGGTGGGGCAGGGCCATTCGACTCGCTCCCCGTCCTCGTCCCTGCACGAGTCGCACACAGCCCCGACCGGCAGGTCCTCGCAGTAGAACTCGCCAATGTCGTCGGAGCATTCGCGGTGCCGCTCTTCGCGGTGCTCTTCGCTCGGGTTGGTGCACGAGTCCTCAAGCTCGTAGATGCCGTACCTGCGGTGCAGGTCTGATGTGAAGAACCGCTTACTCATCGTCTACGACCTCGATTCCTGCCGCCCTGAGTGCTGCCTCGTGGTCCTCGTACCGGACCACCCTGCCCGCGTCGAGGATCGCCTCGGACTGGGCGAGGGTGATGGTGCGCCGGGGGTTCGCGTCCGCCCAATGCGCCCCCTCGATGAATCCCACCACCGCGGAGTCATCCAGGTTGCCGTAACGCCGGCCTGCTACCGAGTCGATCTGGCTCATCCGGCGCGACCCTGGCGTGTTCGTAGGCGCGAACGGGTCGCTCGCCTCGTCCCACGCTTGCTGCTGTCGTTCACTCATCGTTCCCACTTTCCGACTACTCGGGTCTCGGGGATGCGGACCTCTCCCGCACCATGATCCACGACGCGCACGGTCCTCTCCACGACCAGCCCCAGGTCATCGATGACCGCCTGGGCCATCTCTCGCGCCTCTTCCATGTCGACGAATGCACCCTGGTATCCGAGCCCGATCTGGTGCCCAGCCAGCTCGTACGCGATCCGGTCTCTCAGTTCGTCACTCATCGCCGTCTCCTATCGCTGCTGTGAGGGCCACACGGGCCAGCTCCCAGGCCACTTCTCGGCAGTCCTCGCAATGGTCGTACTCGCCGGGCTCATGGAGACCACCGCCGCACGTCCATCCGGCCTCGTTGAGTGCCCGCTCCGCCCGCTCCACGCTCTCGTCGGACAGCAGGGCCTCCCGCTGCCAGCGAGCGCCCGAGACGAACAGCCACCCCCACCGGGCGATGTTGCTGATGCTGAGGACGTCGCGCACGGCGGTCTTCGCCTTGTCCTGCCATGTGCTCACAGTCCCGCCTCCTCGATCAGGTCGGCCCGCTTGTGGAGGTCGCTGACCCTCACCCAGTCCTCACTGGCCCCGCCGAGCGTCCCCCTCGTCATGTGCTCAAGCGTGTCCGCAGCCGAACGCAGAGCCTCCGCTTGCACTTCCGCCTCACGAGTGAACAATGCTCGGCATGGTGCGCAGGCTTTGCCCACCCCGGCATGGATGCAGTCGTCAGCACGCTGGTGTGGCATCTCGTAGTGCTCACTCACAGTCCCGCCTCCTGCTCGATGCGTTCGATCTCGTCATGGATGGCCCAGACCGGCACAACGCTCTCCCAGTGGCCGTGGTCGTCCTTGATCTCGGTCTCGTCTTCCAACGCTTCTCGCAGTGCTTCCGCCTTGATGCGGGCGATGCCACGACGCACCTCAGCCTCTGTCAGCTCCACCCAGTCACAGTTGCCCGTGTTCCTGCGGTTCTCCGCGATCTCTTCCTCAGACGGCGTGTAGTCGGCCATCGTTCGCTCCTGTCATGTTGTGTGCGGCAGCGATAGCAGCCGCGAAAGTCGGGTGCCACTCGCCTCGCCAGCACCCGGCGCCGCTCGCCAGGAACCCACGCGGCACTCGGAGCGTGACGACGTACGGAACCGGATGGCCCCCGCACGTCCACAGCCCTGGGCATTCCGCACGGTGGACCTCGCGCTCGATCAGTCGCTTCATCTCGCCTGGCGTCCGGTACAGGTAGCCCCACTGCACGCCGTCGTGGTCGATCGCCGGAGTGGACCAGTCGTTGAGCGTTTCCACGAACTCCCACCGTCTGCCCCGCCGATCGACGTACATGCCGCGTTGGAGGATCGCGTCAACATCACCCACTGAGCTCTCCCATCGTTCCGTCGTAGTTCCAGGTCGTCCCGCAGTCGCGGCACTCCAGCACCTCGGAACTCTCCTCCCGGACGTCTCCGATTCCGTCCTCGCAGACCGAGCAGCACGCGGACGGTTCCCAGACCACTTCGATGTCGAGTGCGCGGCCTGGGGCGTGCTGGGCGATGTGATCCGGGATCCACGGCCCCATCGCGGCGGCTCGGCTCTGCGTCGCGCCGGAGTAGATCGCGTATCCGCACTCCGAGCACTCGACCGTCACGCTCACCCACAGCTCGTCGGCGGTCCCCAGCAACTTGCCGGTGAGGGCGCTGGGCTTCTTGGGCTCGCCCAACGTCACGATCTCGTGCGCGCTCATGCTTCTTCACCGCCCACGACCCGAACGCCCCGCTCATGGAGCCACTTCGCGGTCTTATCCGCCGCGCCCTCCTCGACCTCGATGTTCAGCAGAATGTCCGCGAGATCCTGCCACTCCGGGCGGGGTGCGCGAGACAGGATGCGACGCGACATGCCCGGTACGACCATCTCCGCCACGTACACCTGGAACCCACCGTCGTACAACTCACCGATCACCAGGTCACCAGGACGGGCCTCACCCTGCTCGGCGTTCTCCCACGCGACCTGCAAGTCCCGCATGGACAGCGGGGCCTGGATGATCCGCTCCAAACGGTCCACCTCCTGCTGGAGGTCCGCGATGACGCCCTGCGCAACCCTCGTACCCTGCGCATCCCGCCGCTCAGCCTCCACAGCACGCGCCTCAGCCACATTCACACGCTTCTCCGCCTCCACGGCACGCTCCCGCTCTCGCACCATGTCCTCGGTCGCGTCCCGGCGAGCCTCCACCGCCACATCACGCTCACGGCGCGCCACGTCGCGATCCCGGCGCGCCTCGCCCAGCTGATCCCGCAGGTCGCGCAGCGTGGAGACGGTCCGGCTGTCCGCCTCCACAACCGGCACCCAACCATCGCGAGCCATGTCCTCGTCGGTGGCGACACCGTACCGGCCAATCTGCCACTCGGGCATGAGCGTGCCTTCGAACCGGACCGCCTTCCGCCCGTCCTCGTGCCTCGCGAACGACGCCGCCGCGAAATCCCTCGGCGTGTACTCCACCGTGCTCATGCCACACCCTCCTCAAACTCAATGTCCTCAACCTGTCGTGCGCCGCAGTTCCGGCACTTCCTGATGCCCGTCCAGGCGTTCCTGCGCCGGAACCACCACACGTGGCCCTCCGTCGCACAGTCCTCCCGATCCCACTCCGTAAACCTCATGACCCCTCCTCGTCCGCTTCCCCTGCCGCGTCATTCGCCGCGGCCAGCAGCCCCAGCTGCACGATGTAGTCCGTGTGGTCCGACGCCCCGACTACCAGGACCGCCTTCCCTGGCCCGTCGAGACGGACGACCCTGGCGAGGACCATCACGTCCGCGATCACGTCGCCGTCCTCCAGATCCAGGCCGATCTGGTGGTCACCGATGGTGACGATCTGCTCGTTCACCCCTCAGCCTCCTGTGTGCCTTTGTGCGGGCCTAGAACCGAACCAGACGGGCTGGTTGTGCGCCTTTGGGGTGTTGCGCCGTTCCTGGCCCCGTAGCGTGCGCCCCAGCCGTATCAGCGCCCCCATCACACGGCGGGCCAAGTAGCGGGCGATCATGCTGCGAGCTCCCGCCCAGTCCACTCATCCCACCGGAGACCAGACAGGTGATACGCGTCGTACTGCGCCGCCGTCAGAGTCCCGTCACCCAGGGCGCGGGTGAGTTCGCGCCGGACACGGATCTCCTCGCGGGGGTCTTCCGCATCCCGGCGTCCTACGTTGACGTTCTTCCCTACGGCGCGGATGCGACCCGCCCGGATCGCGTCGACACGTTGCCGGATGTGGGCCGGGGTCAGCCATTCGGTGCTGTGCCGGTAGTGCTCGATGACGGCCTGCTCGCAGTCCCGAAACGTCAGCCCGTCGAGGATTTCCAGCCAGGTCTCGGGGGTGCCCTTGAGCCCCGTCCGGGGGTCGCCCTGGACGAGCCGGCGACCGTCCACGGACACGATGCGGTTGAGGAGGATTCCGACCTCCCTCTGGGACATGCTCATGCTGAGATTCCTTCGGCGTAGATCTCCTCGGCTGACTCTGGGCCGTTCATGAAGTCGAGGAGAATTTGGTTATTGCGCTGTTCTTTCTCGGATGGTCGGTTGCGGCGCTCATGCTCAGACCGGATGCGAGCCACGAGGTCGTCGAACTTCTCCCGCAGCTTCGACGCGGACCGGACGTTGGCCTTCCAGAAGCTGTCTGCCTGCACCCACCGGATGACGTACGCGATCTGCTCTTGGCTATTGCCGTCCCTGTCGAGGAGGAGCCGCATCGCGTCGGTGTTGGCCTTGTTCCGCTTTGATGGTCGGTTGCCGTTGGCCTGCACCTCACGGTCGAGGAGATCGAGGAGGGCGGTGACGTCTTCACGTTCGGGATCGCTTGGCGATTCCGGACTAGATAACTCACCCCACCTCACCTCACCTCTCCTTTCCTCACCCCACCTCTCCTCACCCTTCCCTCCCCTACTGGCGTGAGGTTCTGTGAGTTCCGGAGAACTCGCGTGAGTTTCCGTGAGGTCTGGTGAGTCCTCGCGTGATTCGGCGGGCTCCGGGGAGGTCTTCGTGTCGCGATTCGCCTGACACACACGACACCTCGGCACCCACCTGCTGTCCGTCCGCTGATGCGCCCGCAACCCCGGAATGTTCAGATACGACAGGCCCTCGAACTCGAACCGCTCAAGCAGACCGATCCGCACCAGCTCATCCAGCAGCGGCTCCACATCGAGGTTGTCCGCGGGGAAGATCTTCATCTTCAACGACAGCGCATCTTCCTCGAGGTGCCCCGCGTCGCAGTCCGCGAAGTTCCACGTGCCGATGAACAGCAGTCGAGCCTCACGGGAGACCCTGACGACCTTCCCGTCCGTCCAGAACTCCGGCTTCACCATCCGCATGCGCGGCACTCACGCCACCTCCCCCGCTGGTCGGTTCACCGCGGCCAGGAGACGTGCCGGCTGGAATCCCGACCAGTGCTCATCGCCCGCGCACACGACGGGGGCGGACTGGTAGCCGAGCGCTCGCACCGCGGCCATGTCCTGGGGTGACTCGGTGAGGTCCACCGTCCGGTAAGCAGCCCCGGCCCGGTCCAGCCAGTGCTTCGTCAGGCGGCACTGCACACAGCCGGGGGTCTCGTAAATCGTGATCATGATGGGTCCTTTCAGAACGGAACGCGTTGTTGGATGAACCGGACGGTGAGCCGGTAGAGGCCCTTGACTCCGGTCTTCGGGCCGCGCCGGAACGACACCGCCACCAGATGCTCCGAGTCGTCCCCAGGGATCACCCCGGCATCCACCAGCCCGTCGCAAACGGCTTTCCACGACGGCTGCGCATTGTCGGTGTCCGCCGTCCCATTGCGGGGGTAGGACACCTCCACCACCGCGATCGTCGGAGTCGGGACCGCGAGGCGGGCCTGCCGTGCCAGCCATGCCGCCCGATGCCGTAGAGCCCGCACCCGCCGCGCCTTCTGCGCCCAGTGCAGGCGCTGATTCGCAGACAGCCACTCCGCAGCCGGAACATCGATCGTGAGGGTCACAGCGCATCCAGCAGGGTTGGCTCTTCCACCGCGTGCCCATCGAGCGTGTCGAGGTTCATCAACGCCTGCCGGTAGTAGGACTCCTTGAGCTCCATCCCGACCGCAACACGCCCCATCTTCACCGCCTGGAACACCTCCGACCCCACGCCCATGAACGGCGTCAGGACGCGCTCTCCGGGCAGGGTGCGCAGATCAAGGTAGCGAGCGATCACATCCAGTTGCAGCGGGTGAACGTGCTTCTCGTCGTCCGGGTCCTTGGAGTCTTGAAACGGCAGCACGTTTTCCACACGCACGTCATCCCACACGGACGACGCATAGCGGCGCCAGATCCAGTGCGACCACCGATTGGCCTTCTGATCCCCGTCCCACCCGCGGTAGCGGGCAACATCCGCCGGGTGCTTCTCGGACCCCATGTAGTCGCTCATCAGTCCAGTCGGATGAGCCACCGGGTTCCCTGACCCTGGCTTGCGGAACACCAGCAGCTCGTCCGGTGCGGCAACACCCCCATGCGCCCCGTCGTCGACAATCGTCTTGTGCGCGAGGTTCTTCTGCATCGTCCGATTGCGGACAGCCAGGGGCTCCTTCCAGATGACATGCCGGGCGATGAACTCCCACCCAATGTCCTGGTGGTCGCGGATTACGTCTCCGGGAAAGTCGAGGTAGCCATCCGATCCGGTGTTTCCCGTCGGGACCAGCGCCGCGTGCACACCGCTGGTACGGCCCGGGAGCGTGAGACGGAACTTCTCCCGGATGACGTACCGGTAGTGCTCCCGGAACTCCGTGTAAGTCCGCGCATTGGAGAGGTCGCGGTTGTCGGACGAGTAGTGGTACAGCCCTCCGAACGGTGGGGAATAGATCGAAGCGTGGAACGACTCATCGGGCAGGTTCTGCATGACCTCGATGCAGTCTCCGTTGTAGATCGCAAACTCGTCGGTGATCAGCTGGCTTTGGACAGCCATGATGGGACCTCCATTGGTGTAGTGAAGTGTCGGGATCGCTGGACACCCAGCGCGTCGTTCATGTGGTGGATGAGGGCATCGAACATCTCGTCGGCCTGTTGCGCCTTGTGCTGGAGGTTCTGCAGGATCGCCTCACCGCCCTTGGTGGTGATGACATCGACCGTCACGGGGTTCTCCTGGCCGAATCTCCATGAGCGCCTGACGGCCTGGTAGTGCTGTTCGAAGCTGTGGGATGGGAAGTAGGTCATCCGGTGGCAGTGCTGCCAGTTCAGGCCCCACGCGCCGATCTTCGGCTTCGTCACGAGGTAGCGGACTTCGCCCTTGGTGAAGGCAGTCAGCTTCTCTTCCTTCGCCTCCGGCGAGTCGGACCCGGTAACTTCCAGCGCATCGGGCAGCAGTTGCGCGAGACGGGTGGATTCGTCGTTCAGGTGGCACCACAGGACTGCCGAGTCGGCATCAGATACGCGATCGGCAGCCGCTTCGCACCGCTCGTTCAGTGTCCTGCGGGCCTCTTCACGCTCTTCCGCCAGCCCAATGGCGGGCACGTCGAACAGTGCCCCCTCGGCTGGACGGTGGGCCTCCACGAGAGTCGTCCGGTATTCGAGCGGCGGCAAGTGGAAGTTACTGTCGTCGAACCCGTAGTCGGACGGCTTGCGGATCGCTCGCGCCCATGACGACACCCACTGCCAGAACGGCCCCTCGGAGTGCCCCTTGAACCGCCACCCCACATCTCTGCCGGCGGCCGCGAAGTTCGATCGCGAGGTCACCGTGCGGTTCTTGTTGGTGAAGAACCGCGAGAGCATGTCTGTGTAGCCGAGCTCGCCCAGTGCCTCCGATGAGGTGCCTAGCTCGAGGTAGTCGTTCGGTGCGGCCGTCGCCGTGCCCAGAAGCCGATACGGCATGCGGCGCATGAACTCGGTGACGACCTTCTTCGTCACCCCATCGAACGACTTGATCGCTGATGACTCGTCGCAGACGACACCCCCGAAGTCATCCGGGTCGAACTTCGGCAGCTGCTCGTAGTTCGTGACGGTGATCCGAGCATCAGCGGGCCTTCCGTTCCGACTGATCGCGGCATCGTGTCCGAACTTCTCCGCCTCCGCCACGATCTGGAACCCGACCGCAAGCGGAGTCAGCAGCAGGACAGGCTTTCCTGTCTTGCGGTGGACGTTCTCTGCCCATGCGAGTTCCATGGGCGTCTTGCCCATGCCACAGTCTGCGAACAGTGCGGCGCGTCCTTGGCGGACAGCCCAGTCCACGAGCATCTGCTGGAAGTCGAACAGGTGTCCAGGGATGACGTGCGGACGGAATCCGTTGCCGTCGGCTTTCTGCTCGCGGGCCTTGAGGAAGTCTGCGTAGGTCATTGGTCCTCCTTGGTGTGACAGCACTGGTCGCAGCACTTCCCGACTCGATTGGCGAGGCGGCGGGCGCACTCACGCACATCCCGCAGGCAGTACATGCACCTCATGGCTGCCTCCATCCGTCGCCGCCCCACACGAGGTCAGCCATGCGCGTGAGGTGCCGGTGATGCGCCTCCCAGCACACGTCCTTGCACCGCGGCTTCTTGTGCTCATGGGCGTAGCAGCGGCCCCACCACTCCGCCGGCGGTGGGTACACGGGCCGGTTCGGATCCTCCTGGGAGACGCCCATGATGTGGTCCGCCTCCACCGCGTGGTCCCGCCCCATCGCCATGAGCATGCACACGCCCTGATCGGACAGGCCGGGACCGCCCGGCAGGACCTGCTCACCGGTCTTCTTGTCCCACTGCACGCCATGATCGATGTGAAGGCCGTACCGGGAAGCAGGGAGTCCGCAACCCACGCATGGCAGGACCGTGTACCAGTAGTCGCCGTCCTTCCGGGGCGTCTGGTTCTGCCGCCACATGTCCTCCGGCAGCTGGGTGAGGTCCGCCTGTTGGCGCTGCAATCGTCGTGCGGCACGATCTCTGTGCTGGGATCCGAGCTCCGAGAGGATGTCCGCCTGACCGTCGATACTCATGCCGCGGCCCCCAATTCCTCGAAGGTCCGCGCATCGGAGTCCGGGTCGACCCACGCGAAGATCGACGGCCAGCCGTTCCTCTTCGCCGTGTTCTTCGCACGGACGCTCCCACCGTCCTGGCTCCACAGCTCCCGGTAGACCAGCATCAGCCGGTCGTGGAGGTCACGCGAGATCGTGTCCCTGCGCAGGCTCGCGATCTCATGGACCTGAGACTGGGTCGTCTCACCCATCTCAGCGATGGCCCGCCCGGACCAGCCCATCCAGTACAGGTGCTGGATGCGCCGCCCCAACCCGAGTGCGGGCACGTAGAACCCGTACTGGTGAGACAGGGTGACGCTCATGAGCCGGTTGTGGACGACCCGGTGCACCATCTCCCGGCGGCCGTGAGCGATGTAGTGCGTCGTCGTCTGCGACACCCCCGCAGCGCGGGCGACCTCAGCAGGTGTCATCCCGTTCTCTGCGAGGCGTCGCACGTGCGCGGTCACCTGCTCCGCGGGCACCCGGCGGGGACCGTAGTAGGCGCGCTCCCTAGCCCTCACGCGCTCCCACTTCTGAGAGATGAGCCGGCAGTCGTCGCACCCCTTCTGGTAGCGGGGATGCTGGTCGCAGTGCTGTGGGCGCTTCGGGATCATGCCGCCACCGCCCTCTGCCGGCGCGCATGAGCGAGCTTCCTCTCATGACGGTGTGCCGCCTGATGCTCCTCGCACCGGCGTGCCAACGACGGGAGGGCAGTGATGTCAGCACCGCAGTCCAGGCAGGACCGCCCCGGATCCGCCTTCCGCCGCTGGGCGGGGGTCAGGCCCCCGAAGACACCGTGCCGTTCCCGTGTGGGGAGGCCACGCTCGTCCTCGATCGCCTGCGCAGCACACGCCTCCATGAGCGGGCAGGTCGCGCAGATGCTCTTTGCGATCGCGATGGATGCGGTGTCCTGGCCGAAGAAGATCCCATCCGCCATCGTCCTGTCGAGGCGGGCGCATACGGCTGTCATGACTCCACCAGTCCGAGCATGACGGGCACCTCAGTGGCCCAGTAGCCGTAGCTCTCGATGACGTCGCAGACGTGCTCACGCTCCCGCTCCGAAAGGTGAGTGAGCGGTTCGTAGAGGGTGGTGTCGTTTGAGAACTTCGCGAGGTCGTTCCTCACGTACGGGTCGAAATCGACCCCGATGATGTTGGTGCTCATGGTGTGTCCTTCACGAGTCGGGGTCCGTCAGAAAGGCGGACGGTCGTCCTGCGGCTGGGAGCCAGCCCATGGGTCCTGCTGCCCGTACCCCTGCGCCTGCTGACCCGGCGAGTACGAAGGCTGGCCCTGCGGGTGGCCCTGCTGGGCGTACCCCGGATCACCCGCATACCGATCCGCCGGCCGCTGGGACTGCTGCCCCTGGTCGCGCTTCGGGAACACGCGCAGCCCGTCGCCGGTCACCTTCACCGACAGGGACTCGCCACGCTCTCCCTGGTACGACTCGACGCCGGAGACGGTCCCGGTGATGACCACTGCGGAGCCCTTCTCCGGGCGGAGGGAATCGACCAGCTGGGCGTGCTCCCGCCAGAACGCGACGTTGAACGCCGTCTCGCTGAGGGTGTCCCAGCCGCCCTGTTCGTTCTTCCGCGATCGGCCCGCGAGCACCCGCAGGTTCGCCACCGGGTCGCCGTTGCCGGACGTGTTGAAGCGGGGGTCCGTCGCGATACGACCCTCGATGATGATTCGTGCATCAGCCATGGTTCTGCTCCTTGATTCGTGTGCCCCTCGACGTGAGGGAGTAGTGATTGCCGTCCGGGTACAGGACGGGGATGGATTCGGGATCATCAGTGCGGCGGATCTTCCACCCGTAGATGCGGCCCAGGTCCGCGAACGCGGAATCCTGCTCCAGGCGGTAGTTCGCCATCGCGCACATGGCGATGAGGTTCTCCGGGCCGTCCAGGCCCTTGGAGCCGCCCATGCCTCGGTTCGCCCGATGCTGGATCGTCAGGCCCTCCGTGGTGCCGCAGTGCACGCACCGCTCACCGTCGCGGTCGAACACGAGCCGGCGGGTCCGTCGTGGGACGCTCATGGCTGCCCCACCCCCGCCAGCCGGTACGTGATCTCCACCAGCCGGGCCTGCGTCTGCAGATTCGACTGCTGAGAGTCCAGCGACCGCGACTGCGCCTTCACGTAGTTCAGGACGATCTGCGCGTCATCCATCGCCTGCGCGAACGAGTCAGCGTCGATAGTCGCCTGCTGCTTCCGGTCCTCCACCGGCCCGGCGGCCCGCTTGTAGGCCAGCGCGTACTCGCGATCATGCTGGCGCTTCGCCTCGAGGTACTCGCCCTCCGCCTTCCGCAGCTCTGCCGGACCCTGCGCGGCGTGGTTCCGGACCGCCTCGAGGTCACGAATGATCGCGTCCGGCGTCTTGATGTCGCTCATGCCGCGTCGTCCTGGATCTCACCCGTCTCCGGATCAACAACCTCCGCCTGGACGTGCTCGCCTGCCTGCTCCGGAAGGGTTTCCTTGAGCGCCTTCACGGTCGCGGTAAGGTCGGGCGGCACATTGCGGAACCCTCCATGGGCTCGGTCGATCTCCACCCACGCCCGCTTGAGATCGTCCTGCGTCTCGCACTGGTCGAGCATCGCGTAGAAGTCCACATCCGCCGGCGGAGTGGGCGCTGCCTGGCGTGCCTGCTGGCGCTGAGGTTCCGGCGACCCCGTGAACTCGATGACTTCCTCGGACGTGTACTTGAGTCCGCCAAGGACTTCGGGGCACGCCATGCGCACGCACTCGGAGATGGCGCGCCAGCGCAGCATGGTCGCGGGGTCTTTCGCCCAGTGCCCCTTGCCCCACAGGCCAGCCGCCTGAGCCTTCGCCTGGTTCCACACAGACCGGTGCGTGAACTCGGGATCATCCGACCGGATGATCTCGCACACCGCAGACCCGTCCTCCAGGTTCTGCGTCCGCACCCGGTGACCCGCATTCCGGGCCAGCGACGCCATCATCGACGCAGACAGAGACGGGGTGCCGTTGATGACGTTGATCTCGTTCAACGCGACGATCGGGGCGATACCCAGGGCGTTGCCGTACTCGATCGCGACGAAGATGTCCGCCGGCGACTTCTGGAACGCCTTCGGGATCATCCTCGCGTCCGCCAGGACCGACGCGTAGTGCTGACGTTCGGACACGCTCATCTGAGCCGCACTGCTGTGGACCGTGATCTCGGCGCTCATGCCGCTTCCTCTTCCTTCGCGGGGGTGATCGTGAGTCGCCCCTTCGTCGTCTTCTCCTGCTCCTCGACGTACCGCTCCCACGTCTTCGGCGCCTTCTCCCGCAGCCGCTCCTCGTTGAGCACCGTCACCGTCCGCGTGGTGTCCTTGCCGAGGGTGATCGACCCGAGATCGGACACGTACTTGCCGCTGGGTCGCTCCGCGATCTCCTTGGCGATGAGCTTCCGCACCTCTTCCTTCTTCGCCTTCGCCGCCTTCTCGCGGGCGTCAGCGCGGGCGTAGTCCGCCAGGTAGATGTCGAGGGTGTCGGGCTGTCCCATCGCGATGAACTGCTCAGCGATCGCGACCAGCTCCGCGATCCGCTCGTCATCGCGGGGGATCTCGATGACGTGCGGCGGTTCGAGCAGGAAGTGCGGCACGAGGCCACCGTCGAGCTCGTCGTAGTACTCGACTGCCAGCAGCGCCTCACCCGATCCGGTCGTGAAGATCTCCCACTGGATCTGGTCGTAGTAGCGACGCGGCACCTTGGACAGATCCCACTTCTCGCCAGCCCAGACAGCGGTCTTGATCTGGCAGACCATGCCCGCTGAATCGCCGAGCATGTCCGGGGTCGCAGCCCACCGGGGGTCCGCGTCCTGGATGCACAGGTGATCGTTCGCGACCAGCCACGGGTACGTGTCCGTCATCGCGGCGGCGATCTCCGGCTCACGCTGGTGACCCCACGCCGTGTGCTCGTTGCCCGACCACCTGGTTTTGGTGCCGGCCTTCTCGGCGCGGAGGTTCGCCCACACGCTCTTCCCGCCGGACGCCAGTGCGGCGACCTCGGAGGCGGTGACGCGGATCTGTCCGTCGTCGGTGTGGGCGCGGGCCGCATGCCACGCGGCTTCGTCCGTGCTGGGGGGTCCGAATGTGTACGTCATCGTGTGCTCCTTGAGTCATGCGTTGCGGCCAGCAACCCCGCCAGCGCAGTCAGTGCGCCGAGGACCGTCAGGCCGTTCGTCGTGTCGGTGAGAGTTGCTGAGCCGGCAACCATGCCGACCCCCACCAGGTAAGTGGGCGTCCACAGGCACCAGAAACGGCGCCACTGATGGCGGGTCATGCCGTCGCCTTCTGCTGCTCGACGTACGCCTCCACATCCGCCGGATCGAACCGCCACACCCCACCCAGAGCGACCGCCCGGAGGAGTCCCTTCTTGCGGAGGATGTGGACGTACCGGTAGCTGCACCGCAGCGTCTTCGCCACGTCGTAGGCGGTGAGTAGTCGTCGCATCGGGTCACTCCTCGAACAGTCGGTTGTGGTAGGCGCGGTCCGGGTCCGTGTCCGCCGCGGCTTCCTGGTCGGTGAGAGCCTGGTCCTGCAGGTCCTCGAACATCTGAGAGAGCCAGTCAGTCATCGCGTTCGACCCCCGCCCGGATCAGGGCCAGCTCGTCACCGGAGATCGGGTAGTCGTCGCCCCACATGACATACGCGTGAATGGCGAACGCGGTGCCGTTCGGTGTCTCCGCGAGGTCGCGGGTCACGATGTCGATGCCCGTCACAGCACGACTCCTGCCGGGACGTCCGGTGCCGTCTTCGGGGCATCGGTGGGCGAGTCCTTACCGCAGGCTCCGCACGGGATCCTCGGGATGACGTTCTGGTGGTAGTAGGTGTCGTCGTATCCCTGGCGCAGCTCCTGCCGGTGGTCGCAGTGCTCGCACTGCAAGATGCCGGTGAAGTCGCGGCGGTGCTGAGAGGTCTTCTTGATGAGTCGCATCAGTGCGCTCCTTCTGCGAGGAGAGGAGCATGCATGCGGTAGATGCCGCGGTCCGGGTCCGTCACGTCGAACACGGTGGCCTCCGCCGCGGCAGAGACCGTCGCGAGGAACAGCGCCGTCGCACCCAAGACCGCCGCCGCGATGAACGCAGCCAGGATGATGTCGCCCCGATTCATGCCGCTTCACCGCCCTTGCGGGCCTCCCCCTCAGTAGGCTGAGGGTCACCACAACCACCTACTGAGGGGGAAGAATCATGGAGCCGTTCGAGATCTCCGAGAAGTTCGCCGACGACATGAAGGCGCGCACCGAGAACCTCAAGCACCGCTTCGATGGACTTGAGTCGGTCGATGACAAGTTCGAGCTGGTCACGCAGATGATCACCGATCTGACCAGCTGCGTCGCCCAAGCGATCGTCCAGCTCGAGGCTCGGAACTACACGTTCGCTGAGTACATCGCCACGAATCTTCCGAGTGAAGGACTGGAGGACAGCTGACAGCTCCGCCAGCTTCGCCTCAACCTCCTCCCGCTTCGCGGCGGCCGCGGGGCTGGGGCCAGCGAGTGAGACCCACTGGAGGGCCTCCTCCACCTTCGCGACTGTGATGTCCTGCGGGGTCCTCGCCCCGCTCTCGATCGTGCGGATCGTCTTCGCGTCCACCCCGGCCAGCGCACCCAGCGCAGCCGGGCTGAGACGCCGCTCGATGCGGAGGCGCTTCACCCGCGCCCCAAGGGTCTCCCGCGCGCTCACGCCGCGACCCCCTCGTCACCGAGGTACTCGTAGAGGTCCACCGGCTCGCCCGCGGTGGTCTCCCACCTCAGCGGCGACCGCACGACACTCGCCGTCGCGCCGTACCGCTCGAGCAGCTGGGCACGCTTCGTCGCAGAGCTCCTGGACATGTAGACCTTGTCCACCACCGGCCAGAAGAACTCCGTCTCTTCGGCCCGCATGATCCCGGCGCGCTTGAGCGACGCCATCTCCTCGCCCCAGTTCTCCGGCTCCCATCCGGGCGCGAACGACCCGTCCTCGAGCAGCGACCCCTCAGGCATTGCCGTAACCCGGACGGCCCACACGTAGTCACGCACTGGTCTTCTCCTTCAGCTTGATGTGGCCGTGCTCCTCCGCGTAGGCGAAGATGCGCGTCCAGGCGTAGTCGTAGCCACGGGCGGTCAGCAGGCCCTGGCTGATGTTGTGGCCGTTCTCCGCGACCTTGCGGCGGGTCTCGGCATAGAAGTTCTTCTCCGCCCACGCGGTCGCCTCGCCGGCGTCGGACCGCTTGCCCGCGACGAAGAGGTTCAGGCGGCGGGACAGGAAGACCATGACGTCGGGCTGCAGGGCATCGATGCCGAGCTGTTCGCGGAGGGCCTTGCAGATGTCGCGGGCGAACCGCTGCTTGTTGCTCGATTTCTCGTTCGCCTGGTAGTTCTTCATCCGAGCGACGACCGGCCGCTGTGCCTCGAGCTGCTTGGCCTGCTTGTCGTTCTCCGCCTTCTGAGAGGCGACGAGTTCCTGCAGGCCGGCCATTACCTCGAGGGTCTTCTCCGCGAAGGTGAGCTCTTGGACGGGCTTCGCGACCTCTGCCTCACGGGTGCGGATCGCGAAGTAGGACTGGCCCTCAGCGACGCGGGGCATGTTCGGGTCACCATTCATCACGGTGAGGTACGCGGCGTACCGAGTCAGGTCGAAGTCAGTGCGAGGGCGGCCTCCGGACTTTTCCACCGATCGGTGGAAAAGGTCCTCGACCACGTGACCCTGATTCCGGGCGGTCGCCATGGCGCGGCTGAGCGGGTTCTCGAACGTCTCCCATCGGGAGTAGCCGAGGATTCCCATCAGGTCGCGGGCGGACCAGAACTCGGTGCCGTTGTCGCGGACCTGTCGGATGCTGTCGAACGGCGAGGTGCCGCCGATTGGTACGATGTTGCTGGACATGTTGATTCCTTTCGGGATCGTCTGGCCCTCACCTGTTGCACCAGGTGGGGGCCTTCTTCATGCGGCGTAGTCGATCTGCTCGAGAGTGAAGAGGCGCTCGGTCTCCACGCCGAGGGCCTTCGCGATCTTGGCTGCGGTCTCCGGGTTGCAGGTCTCGCGCTTGCCGAGGATGTTCCCGACCGTCGAGGGGCTGATCCGGGCCTTGAAGGCGAGGTCCGCGTTCGTCCACTGCTTGAAGGTCAGTGCCAGTCGGATCTGCTCCTTGTGAGGGCGTGCGGTGAAGCCGCGTCGCGTGGCCTTGTATGCGGGGCTCATGTCACCTCCTTCGCTGTAGTTCCATGTTCTCCATGAACACTTTGAACTATAGGGGCGTGTCACCCGGAATGCAACTCTCCCCCGAAACTTTCTGAACTTCCGCGCCACGACGCGAATTACCGGCATGTTGTTCGTGTATGACCGCTACACGTCTAGGCTTGTGAAGACCGCGCCCCTGCTGGAAAGTGATCGCCGTGAGCAGACTCTCCGACCTACTGAACGAACTGAGCCGCGCCCAGCGGATGAACCAACCTCAGATCGTGAAGCGGTCGAACGACCTGGGTGTCCCCCTATCGAAGGGGAACGTGTCTCGGTATCTCAGCGGGAAGCATCCCGAGAAGCCGCAGCATGCCACCCTCGATGCGTTCGCCCAAGTGTTCGGAGTGCCGGCGGAAGACCTCGAGGCCGCGGCGACCCACACGGGTCACGAGCCCTTCGAGGCGCACGCGTCGGCGGACTTGCTCACTCCCCCACAGCGGACCGCTGTGAACGAGATCATCCGCCTCCTGGCGGAGAGCAACAAGGGAGCAGCGCATGCGTCGCAGGCAGAGGATCAAGAAGACCATCATCCGGATGTGTCTGGCACTCGGGATCGAACCCCCATGAAGTCGGACGAACTCCGCGCCCGCCGCGAAGCGCAGCGCGCCGAAGAGATCGACCAGCTGAACTTCGGGACAACCCACAAGCCCGGCGACCTAGACCAAGGGAAGCTGCAGCCCCCACCGCCGGCGAAGAGGTCCGTCGCCTACACGCCGGATGAGGCGTCCGAGGGCATCACCGGCGACCGCGAGAGCCGGGACCGCGGCGAAGAGAACCAGGACCATCATGGCCGAGAGTGAGACAATGGGTAGCAGGATTGCACCCATTGAAGGGAGGTGAAACAGGGTGTTTAGCACCGATCTGGCGGCGACGCTTTCAGGCGCGTCTGCCAATCAACTTCGAAGCTGGTCGCGGACCAACCTCCTTCGCCCTGAGTACGACGCTCGGCCAGCGAGATACTCGTTCCGCGACGTGATGGCGCTCCGCGCTGTCGCCAAGCTTCGGACTGAGGTCTCTCTGCAGAAGATCAGGACAGCATTCAGGACGCTTGACGACATGGATCTGACCGATCATCCTTCTGCGTACTCCCTCACCACAGATGGCAAGTCTGTCTTCCTCGTGGGTTCAGGAGAGGCCACGGATCTCGTAACAAATCGCGGGCAGTCGATGCTCTCGGGACTCCTGGATATCTTCCGACCCTTCCGCAACATGCAGGGCAGGCAAGTCCCCGACCTCCTCGCTCCCCGAGCTGAACTCTCACTCCGCGAGGGCGTCATGGGAGGATTCCCCACCATCAGGGGAACTGCAATCGCGTACGACATCATCACGAACCTTGTGGGCGACGGGTCGGTGCCTGTCTCGTGGGTGAGCCACTATTACCCGAGCGTGAGCGAGCACGCAGCAGAAGAAGCCCTCGACTTCGAGGCGGAGGTCATCTCCATCCGAAGTGGTGAGGCCGCGTGAGGTTTCTATTCGACGAGAACATGACGGTTAACTTGCCTGGCAACATCAGCGCTGTGGCTCCCTGGCACGACTTCCAACATGTCAACGAGGTGGGGCTCCGCGAAACGCCAGACGTTGAACTGCTCCCCCGCGCCGCCGCCCTGGGATTCCACGCAATCATCACCGATGACCGCCGGCAGCTAGTCGTGGAGCACGAGAGAGAAGCAATCAGGACAAGTGGTCTCACATGGATCACACTGCGACGAACAAACGCCAAGGGGTTGCCAGGAATCGCGGCAGAGTCCGCGTCATTGATTGCGGCGCTTCCGCACATCGTCTCCGTCATCACCGAGAGTCAAACACCGAGGCTGATCCGAGTGAAGGGCGTGGGCAGGGACGCAGGCCAGCGCATTACTGTCTTCAACCTCTGACGCCTGTGTCCTACCCCTGTCGTACGGTCCAGGGGTATGCGACATCATCCATGGCGGGAACTCAGAGAACGCGGTGACGACGTCCTGCTGTTCTTCACCGAGTTCGATGACGGCAGAGTAGCCGCCACTCAAGGCCAGCACATCTACCTCGACCACCGCCTGCTCCAGGTGGAGCGCCGGTGCGCCATCCAGCACGAGCAGATCCACCTCGAGCGTGGGGAGGACGGCTGCTCTGGCGACCTAGTGAAGGAGGATGCGGTTCGGCGCGCAACCGCCCGTCGTTTACTCACCGCATCGCAACTCGTGCCGGTAGCGCAATGGACCCAGAGCATCGAGGAAGCCGCAGACGAGCTCTGGGTGACCCCCGAAGTTCTGCGCGACTTCATGGCCAGCCTGTCCCCCGTGGAGCGGCTGATGATCGAATGCGCCATCAAGGCGAAGGAGTGAACTGTGGGTAGACCTCCGCTCCCGATCGGGACATGGGGCGACATCAGCGCCACCCGAGAGCAGTCCGGGGCGTGGCGGGCCTCCGCCCGCTACCGAGGCGAGGACGGCAGGACACGCACCTACTCGCGCCGCAGACCCACGAAAGGTGAAGCGAAACGCGCCCTCCTCGACCACCTCGCAGGGCTGCGCGACACCATGGCCGGCGGCACGATCACTCGCGACAGCACCGTCACCGCCCTCGCGGATCATTGGATGACGACGTGGCAGGAGGCTGCGCCCCGGACGAGTGGGACGGTGCGCACGTACCGGTCCCAGTTGAAGAAGATCCGATCCCGGCTCGGCAGCGTCCGCGTGGGCGAGGTGACCACCGGCAGGCTAGATGCCGTCGTGCAGGGAGTACGCCGTGACTCCGGTGATGAGACGGCCAGGCAGGTTCGCGTCCTCCTCCGGCAGATCTTCTCCGAGGCTGTCCGCCTGGACGCGATCCGGTCGAATCCGGCAGCGGACACACAGACGGTGACGATCAGCCGGTCACAAGTCCGGGCAATGACGGCGGTGGAAGTCAGGCGGCTGCGGGCTGCCGCCGCGAAGTGGGAGGCAGCCCCCCGGCAGTCCACGCGGCCGTGGGCCAGGTTCCCCATGACGGCGAGCATCGACCTCATGCTGGGGACCGGCGTGCGTGTCGGTGAGATGCTGGGACTGCGGAGGGTTGAGGACGTGCACCTGGGCGGCACTCCCCTAGTGCATGTGGCTGCCACGGTCGCACGGGATGCTGCGGGGCGGACGGTACGCCAACCGGCACCCAAGTCCGAGTCGTCCGATCGCACCCTGTACCTGCCCGAGTTCACGGTCGCATCCCTGCGCGCCCACCTGGACGCGACTGAGCCGGCGGAATGCGGTGCCCTGTTCCCGTCGTCTGCTGGCACGTGGATGGATGCGGACAACTACCGCGCCCACTTCCGTGAAGTGCGGAAACTCGCAGGGCTCGAGTGGGTGACACCTCACACGATCCGGGCGACCGTGGCGACACAGGTGTACCGGTCGGGCGATCTGGCCACAGCATCTTCCCAGCTCGGGCACTCCGAAGTGGGGGTCACGTCGCGTCACTATGTGGAGCGGGAGAACCGTGGTCCCGCGGAAGTTGTGGGGCTGCTGGACGCTTTTGTTTCCGTGTCGTAA